TGCTCCACGTCGGTGGCCGACGGTCGCTACTACGAGGTGACCTACAGCCGCGAGAAGGAGAAGGGCTTCGTGGACACCTACCGCAAGACCCACAACGTCGAGTTCCACCTCGACTGATGGAGCTCTTGATCCACGATATTTTCGTGGCTTTGATCGGAGCTTTGGGTCTGTACGCCGGCCAGAAGCTCGAGTGGTATGTGACCACGTGGAAGTGTCCGCACTGCAAGCCCCCGCACCGGTTCACGGCCACGTCCAAGGACCCCAGCCAACGGAAGTACGCAGAGGAGTTTCATATTCGTGACTTCCACCCGGAGGTCGCGGAAAAAACACATCCTTAGATGAGACCATCCACTATCTAAGGACAACAATCATGTTGAAGAAGACCAAGAAGGCCATGTTCACCCTGGTGCTTACAGCGTTCTCGCTGTACGTGCTGGCGGTGGCAGCCTCCACGACTCTCGTCATGACCGTGATCCACTGAAGTCACAAGTCACAGCCCTAGTCCACACGGACTAGGGTTTTCATATTTCTCGAAAGGAACAAAGTGGTTTTCAAAGCACCAAACTGCCCTCTGCCGCCGCCCGACATCATCATCGAGAACGCGCAGTTCATCTACAGCGTCAACTTCGAGGGTCGCGCCGAGACCTACAACGAAGAGGGCAAGCGCTACTTCAACCTCCTCATCCCGGACAACATCCTCGAGCAGGTGCAGGCCGACAACTGGAACCTCAGCTGGACCAAGCCTAAGGACCCGGACGAGCAGCCTCGGGCCTTCCTCAAGGTGCACGTCGGCTTCACGTACCGCCCTCCGTTCATCAGCGTCTGGGAAGACGGCAAGGAGACCATCCTCGGCGTCGAGCCCAACCCCAAGGGTCCCGACAACGACACCGCCAAGATCATCGACAAGCTCACCTTCGACAAGGTCGACCTCGTGGTTCGCGGTAACGCCTGGGAGAACAAGATGGGTGACTGCGGCATCAAGGCGTGGCTGAAGACCTTCGTCGGTGTCGTGGAGTCGGACGACATCCGCCGCAAGTACGCGGCGATGCGCGATTCCGACGAGAGCTGATGCTCTTCGGTGAGTTCGCCACCAAGCCTGTCCCGGTACTGGCCGCTCGATACGACGGGCGGATCGAGACTGGCGACAAGCTGATCGTCTGGGTCAGACAGGCTCGTAGCCCCAAGTCCCAGCGACTCTTTTTCGAAAACGAGACTCGACTCGTCATGCACGGCAGTGACGGGACCGAGGATATTTTCGAGGGCTGGTGGTTAGTGAAGTACCCCGACAACTCGTTCGAGGTCGTCCCCGACGACGAGTTCCCATCAAAGTTCACAAGGAAAGGCCTGTAATGGCATTCGGTAAGAGCCTGACGCTCCGGTACTTCCGACGGGAGCAGCCCATCCTCCCTCGCGAGACGATGCATCGCGATCGCTCTCTCAACGGGAAGGCTCGAATCAAGGCGCGCAAGGCCGCCAACAAGGAGCGCTGATGTTCATCCTCGGAATGCTCACTGGAGCAGGCATCATGTTCGTTGGCTGCATCCTCGGTGCTGCGATTTCCGTAGGTTCCCAGCCGAGGAAGACCGACGACTTCGACGTCGATATTCCTAGCTAAACAACTAAATACTCTCCCACCCAGGTAGTTCCCCAAACGCGCACGAATTTGCGTAGAAAGAGAAGGCATTCTTAAATGTCCACGAAGGTCAAGACCCAGAAGTTCCACCGCAAGTCCTTCCCCGTCGACGCCATCCAGGTCACCCCCGAGAACATGGAGCAGGTCGCCCGCTGGTGCGCCGGCACGATCATGCACGACGGGGACAAGGAGGGCCACCTGTCCCGTGACTACATCAAGGTTCGCGTTGCCTACCCCAAGGACGAGCGTCAGACCCAGGCCTACCTCGGCGACTGGGTCCTCAAGAGCGGCCGCTCGTTCAAGGTGTACACCAACTCGGCCTTCGAGAAGAGCTTCATCCCGGAGGAGAAGCCGGCGAAGAAGCTCGAGGGAGCCGACCTCGTGGCAGCGGCCAGCAAGAGCTAGTGAGCGAGCTCTTCCAGGAGTACCGCGGGTCGAGCAGGCACCGCCGTACTCAGGTCGCAGCAGCGGCAGAGCTGACGAAGCACAACATCAAGCAGCTTTCAGCCATCACCGGCTGGACCGCCGTGGCCCACCGGATTCGCGGCGGAACCATGGCCCTTAGTGAGCTCAAGGGCGATGGCATGAGCGCACACCTCGGGGACTACATCGTTTCCCCAGAGGCGAACACCTATATTGCCTTGGACAAGGCATGGTTCGAAGAGCACTTCGAGCTGAAGGGCCCGCTTAGGGTCCCGTCGTCTGAGCGACGGTAAACAGCCCTTAGGCTCAGAGCGCCCCGCCGGTCAAACGGTAATAATTCCTGGAATCTACCAGGGGCGGGGGTGGGATAGGCACAGGGTAATCGACGCGACGGCGCGAAAACCTCCCTTTAAGTGCCGAGAGCCTGGTGACTCAATAAGCCCCAACTGCAAGGGGACGAAGGGTGCGACGGATGCAGCCGTGCGCACCGCCAGGCTCGCTTATATATCCTCGAAGGAGGTGGAACAATGGAGGAGCACAAGGCCCTGAAGATCGTGGGTGGTGTGTCGGTGCTCGCACTGCTCATCATGCTGATCATCTTCCTGACCGGGAAGAAGGACTAGCTTCACCAACAGTGCACGTAGCTTAATGGTTAGAGCGACCTACCCAGTGGGATAGACGGAGGTGCGGGTTCGAATCCCGTCGTGCACGCTCGGCAACAACTATAGGAAGGCTGGAACATGGAAGAAGAAAGTCACAAGGCACGCAACATCCTCATCGGGGTGGGCGTGGGTATCGGCGTGTCGGCAGCCGCGGTTGTGTCCTTCCTCGGTCTGAGGGAGCTCAACCAGATCAACAAGAACCTCACCCAGCTCGGTCAACAGACAGCCTTCCTGGGCAACGACCACAGCCAGTCGCTGAGCGCCATCGTCAATGAGGTGGCCTCGGTCTACGACGAGGTGATCAAGCTCGTCCAAGAAAAGACTTCCTCCTAAAAGGTAGGAGGAGGGAGATCAGCGGAAGGGATGGAACCTGGAAACTGATCTCAACCACACAACATTCCGGTGGACAGTGACTGGGGTGTGCCTCCTGTGGTGATATCTACAGCAAGGACTTCCCGCCTTGAGCGCCTCCTGTTGGGGGCCTTCTAAGCTGTAGACGACCTGGGCATGTCGAAACAACTGCCCACCAAACTACAAGATACAGGGAGTCATATTTCAATGAGCGACAACATCATGACCAAGCACGAGGTCGTCATGCTTCTGGCCCCGTTCCAGAAGGAGAACGCGCCATCCCTCAACTTCGTGCCGGCCGAGGGTGACAACCCGATCTTCCCTCACGAGGACTACGGGATGAACCGCAACGACTGGATCGACATGGGTCAGCCGGCGGTCATCACCATCACCGTCGAGCCCGGCGACAAACTCGGCATGAGGACCTGACATGCCCGAGGGAGCGAGCAGCCGCGAAGAGGCTCTGGCGCGGTACGCCGACATCATCAAGATCCCATGCCCCGATTGCGGTAAGCCAGCAGGCAAGCTGTGCGACACCGCCGGCGTGTGGGTTCACTTCGCCCGATTCCAGAAGGCGGACCCGAAGAAGTATCCGTGGGAACTCTGGCCCTTGTGAGGGTCATCAGAGGAGACATCATGGCCGCTCCACTCAAGTCCAACGCTATCATCGTTTCGCAGCCGCTCGAGATCACCGTCGAGGTGAGCCACAACGAGCCGCTGCACCCGGACCTCATGGTCTGTTCACGGATGATGGAGGTTGGTCTCTCCAACTGCAAGCACGGGTGCAAGATCTACAAGGACCCGTGGTCGAACTACACGGTCCTCGCTCACAACAGCTCCTACGGGTGTACGAAGTGACCCACGACGCCTACCATCACGCCGATGGAACCGTCTGCATCTGGCTGGACGGACTCAACGTTTGGTTCGTCCCGCTGGATGTAGGCGGAGAGGGGTACGACTGCCGTAAGACTCACGGGGGTCTCGCGGCGGAAACATGGGCTGAGATGAGACACAACCTACCTAAGGAGCCCGCAATGTCGGACAACCTCAGCAACAGCGTCATCCTGCCCCGAGAGGACTTCCTCGAGCTCCAGGCCGCCGCCTACAACCCCAACGACACGACCCTCGCGACCCGCGTCGCCTCCACCACCCAGACGACCATCGTCTTCGCGGTGCTGGCCGGCGCGGTGACCGCTGGATCGTTCGGCGTGGCCAAGGCGATGGACTGGTACGAGGAGCGTTCGCTCAAGCGCTGGATGCGCAAGCGCGAGACCCCGCACACCATCAGCACCGTCAAGTAGCACCTCAAGAAGGTGGCCCGTGGAAACACGGGCTTCCTTTTTTGTCTCTGAAAGGAGAAAGACATGTGGGACCAGAGAATTCAGATTCCCGTCGACCGAGTTCACGACGGGGACACACTCTATGACGTCTACGTGGACGAGGGGGAGCGCCACTACCACTACGAGGATATTCGCCTGCTTGGGGTCTTCGCACCCGAGCTGGATGATCCAGGTGGTCCTGAGTGCCGACAGTTCGTACTGGACTGGATCAAGGATGTGCTGGCTTCCTACGGTACGAATCCTCCGAAGTGGCCGTTCGTGCGGATCAACGCTCGGATGAAGGTCAAGGACGCAGAGCAGAAGACGCTGGATCGTTTCGTCTCGACGATCACCAACATGGATGGGACGCGCAACCTGAACGCTGAGATCATCCAGTTCGTCCACGAGAACGGATATTCCGGAGGCACGGGCTCGCAGTAGAAACACGGTCTGAGATGAGACCATATTCTACCGAAAGGTAAAGCAATGACCGACCCCCAAGACCGCATCGAATACTTCGAATCGCTTCACAAGCAGAGCGCTGCTTCCAAGCTGATCCTCGACGCCGTTCAGACCCTCGTCAAGATTGGACCGGAAGGAGTCAAGGCGGTAGCTGAAAGCTGCCCCGAGATCATCCTGACGGCCATCAAGGAGCTGTCTGACGTCATCGAGCTCCAGCGCAAGGAGATCAACGACCTGAACGAGAAGCTCTTCGAGATCTACGATGAGATCGAGAAGGCCGCCAACGCCATCGGCAAGTAGAACCACCTCGCCTAACCCCACACGGGGTTAGGTTCTCTCGCGGCGTAAACACGGGTTGAGATGAGACCAACAACCCGAAAGGAAAGACATGCCGGAGCGAGAGCGAATTCAGCTGGCAGTGTTCGTCGACCTCGACCCCATGCCGGGAGCCTTCCACACCAAGGAGGACGCCGCGCAGTGGATCGAGGCGATGTTACTGACGCGAATTCCGCACTACAACCCCGTCGTCGTCCAAATCGAAGACTGATCCATATCCTAACCCCACACGGGGTTAGGTTCTCTCGCATGGAAAACACCGCCTTAGATGAGACCACAATCTAAGGAGAAAAATGGACACCTACCTCATCGCTATCGCGATCCTCGTCGTCCTGTACTTCCTGACCGCCACCACCGCCCACATGATGGGCAAGCGTGACGCGAAGAAGGTGCAGGAGGCACGCTGGAACCGACACGTGAACGAGGCCATCGCCATCACTCGCTAGACCACCCTCGTCCTAACCCAATCCCGGGTTAGGGCTTTCATCACAAATTGGAGTCACACAAAATGTTCAGTTCAGAAGAGCAGCAGTTCATGGATCTCGCCACGAAGTTCCGTGACGAGCTGGCGCACATCGACAAGCAGATCGATGAGCTCACCGAGAGGCGCAACACCATCCTCCACGTCCTCTACGGAGAGAACCAGGACGCGGCCGGCATCATCGTCGAGGGCGGTGAGATCCTCGAGGAGGACGAGGAGACGCCCGAGCAGCCGAGCTACGACCGGGCCACCATCGACAAGGCCCTGGTCAAGTTCCTCAAGAAGAACCCGGGCAGCAGCCGCAGGAACATCGAAGGATTCTTCACCGGCTGGAACATGAGCTCTGCCGACGTCGAGCGCACGCTCAAGAGGTGCAAGAACCAGGGCCTGATCGTCAGCGAGGGCAAGAGCCGGGCAGCCGTCTGGTACGCCCTCGAGAGCAACTAGATCCACCATCACCCACCGAGAGGATATAAATGACCACCGAGCGTAACACCGAGTACCCGTACCCCAAGCGCGAGACCCTGGAGGACCAGGTCACGAAGTGGGTCAAGGACCACCCGGTCGTCGTCGCCGTCACCACAGTGTTGCTGGTGAAGAACCACAACCTGAAGAAGCGGAACGCGGAGCTGCGGAAGCAGCTGAGGGTCGCGAGCGAGGCGGTCCGGATGGCGTCGGAGTTCATCGTCGCCACTGACCGGCAGGCGATGTTCAAGGAGTTCCTCGATCGAGGTACTCGCAGGTAGAACACGGGGTTAGATGAGACCATCATCTGAAAGGCCCCCAACCATGCACGACAACACCAAGTGTTACTACATCGCATGTCACCACCCGAAAGCTCCCCACGACCATTCGAAGTGCTGTGACTACCTGTGGTGTCCACACCCCCAGTGTTGCGGATATTACGGCCGCGCACGAAAGATCCGATGAGTCAAAAGACTAGGGCCCTAAACAGGGCCTTAGTTTTTGTCTCGCGAGCAGAACACGGGTTGAAATGAGACCACAACCCGAAAGGACAACTCATGTCGCAATCCGCTTATTCGTGGATGGGAACTCGCCTCCACCTCGTCATTGATGACGACGTCGCCACTGCCTACAACCAGGCGCAAGACGCATTCTTCGAAGCACAGAAGCATCACAAGAAGACCACCGGCCAAGACTGGACCGGTCGGGAACCCTTGTCGATCGACTGGACTCCGGAGCAGCAGAGAGTCTGGAACGCCATGGCAGATGTCATCAACAAGCTCGTCGAGCTGAATGGAGGCGGGATCGACATCCCGCAAGAGGAGTGCACATCTGACTACCTAGTCAAGCTGTGACCTCTACCTAACCCCCACACGGGGTTAGGTTCTTCGCGGACGGTACATGCGCTTAGATGAGAGACCTCAACCGAAAGGACCGAAATGTTCGCAATTCGTGTAACCCAGAGCAACTTCCACAGGATCCTCAACGAGTCCCCGATCCCTGAGCGCGACCTGCGCGCGATGATCGATGAGTACGACACCCCCAACCGGGAGTCGGCCATCTACTTCGTGCCGCAGGCACCCGACGCTGACGTGATCACCCACAACTCGTGGATGACCCTGCCGCGGAAGTACCTCGCGGACAAGTACACGTTCGACGACACCAAGATCGACAACCAGTTCGTCGAGATCACTCAGAAGTAAGGATTGCCCCTACGGGGGCTTTCCTTTTGTCGCACGCGAAACACGGGGTTAGATGAGACTACCCATCAACTGAAAGGCATACCCATGACCAAGCTCATCAAGTCGCACGTTCCCGCTTCCATGCTCATGAACTACGACCGTTTCAAGATGGCTGGCCAGATGTACATGATCGACAGCGTTCGCAGGAACGCCTACGACGAGCGTGTCATCGAGGCCCACCCCATCTTCGGCCGCAAGACCAAGACCGTGAAGCTGATCGTGCCCCGTGACAGCATGTTCAAGGTGTACAACCTGAAGCCCCTGAAGAAGTAGCCCGAAGGCCTAAGTCCCCACAAGGACTTAGGTTTTTGTCTCGCACGGGGAACACGTCTTTAAATGAGACCAACTCCCCTATCCGAAAGAAGCCCAAAATGGCCACCGTCAATGCCAAGGCTTTCCGAGTAACTGAGTTTTCGCGTCCCATCCTCCAGTGCTTCATCCAAGAGCCGATCCCCGAGGACACCAAGTTCGTCTTGGCGTCTTCGGAGGGATTCCTGTTCTTCAACGAAGAGCCGGGGGCGGTCGACGAGAACGGAAAGTTCCGGATGCCTCAGATGACCGTGCTGTCCTACTTCGACATCAAGTACGACAACGGCGAGTAATCCAACCCCTATCCCACACGGGATAGGGTCTTTGTCGCAGGTGAAACATGGGTTGAAATGAGACCACTACCCAAGGAGACCCATATGAACCACCGCGTCATCCCAGACCGATCCAAGCCAAAGTACAAGGCCATGCTCAAGCGAGTGAAGAAGGCCGTCAAGCACTTCGAAGCCCTCGAGGCTCCGAGTCGAGACGACCTCGACTACTTGCAGAACATCCTCAAGACTGCGGAAGACGAGATCTGGGACCTGAAGCGCGCTGCCATCTGGAACCGCGAGCAGTAAGACCTCGAGCCTAAACCCACACGGGTTTAGGTTTTCGCACGCAAAACAGGGGGTTAGATGAGACCACAACCCCCATTTTCAAGGAGATTGAAATGGCCCTGAGCCAGTTCACCTACCAGGTGTTCAACGACCAACTCGAGACCGTTGTAGCCCTCGAAGACGTCGCCATCACCGAGGCCGCCAAGAAGATCGCATTCTACGTTGCGATGCTCGACGCAGCCATCGATGACCCGTTCGACAACGACGAGGACCAGAACGAGATGATCGAGTACATCCAGACACACCTGACCGAGCTGACCGAGACCTACCAGTCACTCGTCAACGACAAGCTGTAGTCCAACAACCTAGACCCACACGGGTTTAGGTTTTCGCACGAAAAACACAGCCTTAGATGAGAGGAGAGAGTACCCAACCCTGCCGAAGGGCGGTATTCGCGTGGACGCACATTAGTCCTGCCTCTCACACACCCTTTTCTTTTTTCTCCTCGCATGCGAAACATGCCCTTAAATGAGACCACAACCCATCAAAGGAGAAATCCCATGGACCTCGAGAACTCCGTTTCGGAGCCGTTCGTCAAGACCCTCGCCAAGACCTTCGTCCTGAGCACCGCCAGCAGCGCTGGTGTGTTCGGGGGGATGATCGTGGCCGGGCTCGTCGCGAGCGCCGCCCAGAGCCGGAAGAACAAGAAGACCAAGGAGACCCCCAGCGAGAGCTGAACCTCACAACCCAAGTACCGCAACAGGTACTTGGGTTCTTCTTTTTTGACCCATTTCTAAGAATCAGGAGCAAAGTAATGTCCATTTCCATTGCCGACGGTGTGATCGACGGCGTCACGATCCAGAAGACCATCACCGAGGAGCTCATCCCCTACGACGAGACCCCCGCCGACGCCAACCACAAGGCACACATCGTCAACCCTCCGATGAACCTCCACATCTGGAGGCCCGGCATGGAGGGACAGGACATCGTCGACCTCGCTCGCCTCACGGGAACCGAGATCATGGCGCTGTGCGGATTCAAGTTCGTACCGAAGCGCAACCCAGACAAGTATGACGCCTGCGACGTCTGCATGAAGATCGCAGGACACATTCTGAGTCAGGAGTGACTGAAGTGATCGAATTTCATCTGCACAACCCAAACGCTGACGACGTCAACGACTGCATGGGCTGCCTGGAGATCCTGACCAACCCGAAGCTCAAGTTCGCCAACGAGATCCAAGCTTTCGCTAAGGCCGACAGAGCCCACTTCCAGGCCTTGGGGTGGTGACCGTGGCGAAGAAGTTCATCTGCCGCTACTGCAAGGTCGAGGTCCTCAGCCGGGAGGACAAGCGTGCGGTTCTCGGCAAGGAGCACGCCAAGTGGTGTCGGAGGCACAAGTGAGCAAGCGTCGGGTGTCGAGGAAGGTGTGGCGGAAGCAGTGTCGCCTTCGTCGACGTGAGGCTCGGGATCGAATCAGGAACCCCGAGTGGTGGGCCATGAAGGATTGGCTCACTGAGGAGCTACTGAAAATGTGGATCGAAGAGTTGGACCGAGTGGTTCTATATGGAGAAGGAACAGAAAAATGAGCGGTCCCAGAATGGCTCAGATCAAGGAAGCACGGAAGCGTGTCATCTGCAAGAAGACGATGGTCTCGCAGAAGATCGACGACCACGAACACAACTGCATCGGGGAAGAGGGGCACGGAGAAGACCACTTCTGCAAGCGTTGCCACCGCTGGTGGGGGAAGAGGGGCGAGTGATGGAGTGGACAACTGATTACACCAGGCCGGATGCGGAGCCTTGGTGGGAGGAGACCGAATGAGCGTCGAGTTCAAGTTAGTCGAGTACCTCGGCTATGGTCAGGCGTTATTTCAGCTGCCTGACAACGTTCGGTTCGGCCCGGCTTCCGTCGGCGGGAGGCTGGCTGTCAACAACTTGATGTGGCGCATCGTCGATGCTCATGTTCGTACGGGCCTGATCATCCTGGGGCCCTTGAACGAGGAAAGGCAGCCGACGGTGATCGAGCCTGAGTCAGAGCCCGATCCAGATGCTCCGATCAAGCACGATTGGCAGAAGGACAAGGACGGATGCGTCATCCATCACGACCTCGGCGAGTATCACGATGGACCGCAGTGTGTCAGGTGCGGAGAGATATTCTGCCGCAACTGTGAGCCGGAAAAGCTGGACGAGCCCTGCGAAGAGCAAACCCCCTACCTGTTTTAGGAGAAGTAATGGAAGAGTCATTCAAGCTGAACCCGGACAGGGCGGAGTCGGTCCGTCCCACCAACTCGGCTCTGATGCAGCTGGTCGAGGACCTCGACAAGCAGATCGAGGTGATCAAGGAAGAGGCCTTCGCGAGGGGCTTGAAGCCCGAGGAGCTTCGTCTTCCCGACGGTCGTTGGGCGCTGACCGAGCTGCTGGTGACGAAGGCTCAGGTCTTCAACATCATGAGTCAGCAGCGTCCTCAGATCATCAACATCAACAACACCGGTGAGCCTCGGCAATCTCGTCCGGGCAGGAACTGGTGAACGACTGGTTTCCCCCTGCTCTCTCGATCGCGGCACTGTCGGGCTCCCTACTCGCGGCTCATCTCTTAAACCTTAAGAGGCCTGAGCCGGAGGTCAAGGAGTACGTCGAGTACTCCACGGCTAGCTTGATCGCTCTTCAGTGGTATGACCAGGAATCGATCGGCATTGAGTGCGGCTATTGCGGCTGCAGTGATGCGCCGATCGTATTTCGCAACACACCCAAGTGCAAGTGGTGCGCCGAGTTCGACAACATCACCTATCACCTGAAGCACAACGGCACCAGACGATTCGAGAAAGGAAGAAATTGAACATCGGAGTAGGCGACGTCATCTGCACCAGGAACAACACTGGTTGGGCCGCACGCATGATCCGCCTTCGTGCGGGTCTGCTGGACCAGCCGAACCTCGTGAACCACGTCATCATCGTGCACCACAAGGCGAAGAACGGTGACTGGATCGGTCTCGAGGGGAAGCCGGGAGGTGTGGGCTGGATCAACATCACCAAGCGGAAGGTGCTGAAGAGCCCGTGGATCGTCACGAACCAGCACCAGACCAAGACCGACGAGCAGCGTTATTTGGTGGCCAAGGCCGCTGAGAAGCTGCTGGGCGTCCAGTACGACTGGGTGGGCATCGCCCAGGAGGCGTTCGCCTGGGGGCCGGCCAAGCGCATCTTCGCCTTGATGAACGACAACTGGGGAAGCAAGGACCAGATCCCCGAGCACGTCTTCTGCTCGAACTACGCGGACTGGTGCTACGACTCGGTCGGGATCAAGTCGCCGGGCAGGTTCTTCGACCGCAACGTCACGCCAAACGACTGGGCCAAGTTCATCATCGAGAAGGGTTGGATCAACAAGTGAAGCTCAACTACGTCATCCCGAACACGGGACGGGCGGTTCAAGCGGCTGGCAACGCCAACATGGAGTCGAACCTCTGGACCGACTGGCTGCATCACATGATCGCGGCCAACCCGGACACGATCTTCTTCTACACGACAGAGACCACCGACATCTTCGAGGACGAGCCGAAGTGCATCTGCCTCGAGACGGGCAGCCACGCATGCGGTGGAGTCGACCGGTGCTGGTGTGCGCCGGCCTGTCCTGTCTGCTTCTCCGAAGAAGTGAAGGACGACGAAGAAGCTCTCAACGACTACCTCAACCTCAAGGGGAGACAGTGAACCAGTTCTGGTCATATTTGCTAACCATCGTGGGGCTGACCGGGTTCGTCCTGGCCGGCCGCAAGGTGTGGTGGTGCTGGTACGTCAACATCGCGTGCCAGGCGCTGTGGTTCACGTACGCGATCGTGACCCATCAGTACGGCTTCATCATCGCGTCTATCGCCTACACGGCCGTGTTCACCAAGAATGCGATCCAGTGGACGAAGGAGCATCGCGATCCGAACGAGGGTTGGGACTTCAACGACTACAGCTTCGGGGCGATGCAGGACTACGCCGAGAAGGACGTCGAGCTGACTCGGCAGATGTACAAGGCATTCGACGAGGTCTGGCTGGTCTACGTCTACAACCAGAACTTCGGTAGCTCGGGAGTTAACCTTTCGCAAAGAGGCCAGACTCTAGAGGATGCTCAGGAATCTGCTTGCAAGTGGCTCAATGCCTGGCCCAACGACATCGTCATGGTCGTTGACGAGAACGATCTAGTAAAGGATGAAGAATGGACACGATGAAGGTCAAGGCCCTGATCGCTCGTCTCTCTGAACTGGACCCCGAGGACGACATCTTCTTCATGGACGGCGAGTACGGCGTCACGGAGATCACGGATATTCGTCAGGAGCACCACCACATCACGTCGGCAGGCGGTCGGCAGCTGCCGAAGATGGTGTGGGCGATTCAGTGACCTGGGACGAGCATCGTCGAACCAGGATGTCCAAGGAGCAGGAGGAGCGACTCAAGAACGCTGAGCGTGTGCTCCTGACGGAGGCCAACATCAAGGTGATCGCCAAGAAGACCGGACGCAGTGAGTTCGAACTGCAGAAGATCTTGATGGAGGCGAAAGAGAAGGGATACAGCTGTCATATTCGGGTGCCACAGCAGTGAAGGTTGAGCTGCACCCCCATCAGGAGAAGGCCGTTAACGAAATGCACAACGGCTGCATCCTGGTGGGGGATGTTGGCGTCGGGAAGACGATGACTTCGCTGGCGTATGCCTTGCTCAAGGAGGCGGGCAAGCATATTTACGTCATCACAACGGCGAAGGTTCGAGATGGTGCATCGTGGGAACACGAGGCCGCACGGCTAGCGGTTCCCGTCGACGGCATCACGATCGACTCCTGGAACAACATCGCTAAGTACATCAACGTGACGGACGCGTTCTTCATATTTGACGAGCAGAGGCTGGTCGGCACAGGAGCATGGGTTCAATCTTTCTACAAGATCGCCAAGCACAACTCCTGGATCTTGCTCAGCGCGACGCCAGGTGACAACTGGCTGGACTACGTTCCCGTGTTCATCGCCAACGGCTTCTACAAGAACGTCACGGAGTTTCGTGAGAAGCACGTCATCTACGCGCGGTTCTCCAAGTTCCCCAAGGTGGACCGCTATGTCGACACCGGCATATTGCAGAGGCGTCGGAAGCTTCTCCTGGTCGAGATGCCTTTGGAGAGGCACACCACCCGTCATCTGCACGTCGTTGAGTGCGACTACGACAAGGAAAGGTTCGACAAGGTATGGAAGAAGAGATGGAACGTCTACACAGACGAACCGGTGAAGGACGCAGGGGAACTCTTCCGAGTGGCACGGAGGGTGGTAGCGGAGCACGCGTCGAGGAAGGAGGAAGTCGAGAAGCTGATGGAGAAGCATCCGAAGCTGATCGTCTTCTACAACTACGACTACGAGCTGGAGATCCTGAGGACGTTGAGCCCGTCTGCCGGGTCGGTGGGCTCCGAGCCGAGTGTGCCGTCACAGCAGGGTGTCACAACAAAGAGTGCATCCGCCTGGGACTGGTTGCTAAGTCCGGAAGGAATGGCGGCAAACGACCCCTCCGGGAAGTGCTCGACGACGACCGATACGTCCTTCGCGATAGCTGAGTGGAACGGCCACAAGCACGAGGAAATTCCGGATACTGACCGCTGGGTTTACCTGGTTCAGTACATGTCTGGGTCTGAAGGATGGAACTGCATCGACACAGATGCGATGGTTTTCTTCTCTCTGACCTACTCGTACAAGCAGTTCTACCAGTCTCAGGGTCGGATCGACCGGATGAACACACCGTTCAAGGACCTGAACTACTACGCGTTGATGACCAAATCGATCGCTGAGAAGGCCGTTTGGAGGTCTTTGCAGCAGAAGAAGGACTTCAACGTTCGACGCTTTGCTGCGTAAAAAGGGGGTCTGACCTGCGGAAACGCAGATTCGGGCCCCCTTTCGGCAAAATCCTTGTGTGTGTGTGTCTTTTTTTTTTAATTGCTATAGAAATATAAAGTAAGTATATACCCCCAACCTATAGGTATATACTTACTTCGTTTCTGTGGTGAAGTTAAGAAATTTTTTACGCACACGCACACCCATACGACGAAAGGAACGGATGTACTACGACGAAGCGGAGGATCGGTACTATTCCTCCCGACGAGACTACGAGAAGGTCAGTCTCTACACAAGGCTACAGCGAGGCGAGCTACGCACCATCGAGGGATTCAGCCGCTACACCATCGCCAACGATGGCAGCGTCATCAACATCCAGCGCGCACGCGTCGTGAGGCCTCACATGAACAGCACGGGCCGCTTGAGCATTGGCCTGGTCAACGACGAAGGCGTGCAGAAGACTCTGGGTCTTGCGAGACTGATCTGTCATCACTTCCACGCAGGGCCAGGCGACCAGGACCAGTACTACGACGTTGTCCACCACGACAACGACCTGACGAATGTTCACCCAACCAATCTCCTCTGGGTGGCACGCTGGAAGCGCCACGCAAATCCAGAAAACTACAACGTGGACATTTCTTAACTATACGGGTAAGTACTTATTTAGTAGAATGAAAAACGCGGATTATAATGAAAGGGATGAGACCAAGCCTTATGTTTTTGACCTAAGGAGGATCATGGGCAAGCGCGAGCGCGATTACCAGCCGCACGTCATCTCCGAAATCCAGAAGCGCCTGCCCGGATGCGTGATTCAGAAGCTCGACGCGAACTACCGTCAAGGTATTCCCGACCTTCTGGTCCTCTACTACGACCGATGGGCCATTCTCGAGGTGAAGAAGTCGGCAGACGAACCACCGAGACCAAACCAGCCATACTACGTTGAGAAATTCAACGGCTGGTCGTTCTCTGCCTTCATCTACCCTGAAAACGAACAGGAAGTCTTGGATGCACTTCAACAAACACTACGCTCTAGCGAATGCCGGATCTCACGCGTTCCTATCCGCTAGCAAGTATGCGTGGCTCAACTACGACGAAGACAAGCTCGATGCTGTCTTCTCGACATCCCTTGCGGCCGAAAAGGGGACGAGGCTTCACAAGCTTGCGGCCGATCTGATCCGAGAGGGAGTCAAGCTCCCTCGAAGCGAGCAGACCTTGAACCGGTACGTCAACGACGCTATCGGCTTCCGGATGACCCCCGAGCAGATCCTGTTTTACTCGGACAATGCCTACGGCACTGCGGATGCGATTTCGTTCCGTCAGGAGCGAGGTCGGATGAAGCTCCGGGTTCATGACCTGAAGACGGGTATCAACCCCGCGTCCTTCAGCCAGCTCGACGTCTACGGGGCCTTCTTCTGCCTCGAGTACCGGATCAAGCCGTTCGAGATCGACATGGAGTGGCGGATCTACCAGAGTGACGAGGCACACGTCCAGATGGGCGACCCTGATGTCATCACTCACATCATGGAGAAGATCAAGATCTTCGACAAGCGCATCAACGCGATGCGTCTTGAGGCCGCCGGCCTTTGAGCAACCTTCCTACGACTCTCAAGGGGGTGAAATAGTTGCTAATCGACGAGGAAGATCACGAGCTGTACCACTATGGTGTGAAGCGCAAGTCGGGACGCTATCCCTGGGGGTCTGGCCAGACTCCAGAAGAGCGTGGAACGACTTTCCTCGGAATCATTGACGATCTTCGCAAGAAGGGGCTCTCTGACGCCGAGATTGCAAAGTCGTTCTCCACCGAGGAGCACCCGTTCAACACCACGCACCTTCGCGCGACGATCTCGATCGCCGGCAACGCCAAGAAGGCTGCTGACATCTCTCAGGCCGAGCGTTTGAAGGCTAAGGGACTGTCCAACAGCGCTATTGCCGAGAAGATGTACGGCAGTAAGTCGAAGGAATCCACAGTTCGTGCTCTTCTCGCTCCCGGTGCTCGTGACAAGGCGGATGTACTTACCGCCACGTCTGACATGCTTCGTGGTCGAGTCGACAAGGACGGCTTCATCGACATCGGCAAGGGTGTGGAGAACCAGATCGGCATGGCTCGAACCAAGTTCGACACCGCCGTCGCGGTCCTCGAAGCAGAGGGTTACACGGTACACAAGGTTGCCGTGCCTCAGGTTGGAACTCAGCACGACACCACCACGAAGGTTCTGGCTCCTCCTGGAACTGAGTGGAAGGACGTCATGCAGAACCGAGACAAGATCGTTCCTCTCCAGGCTTGGAGTGAAGACGGCGGTCGTAAGTGGACCGAGCCTCAGCCCCCTCTTTCGATCAGCTCAAAGCGAGTCCAGATCAAATATAAAGAGGATGGTGGAGACCAGGCCGACGGTGTCATGTACATCCGTCCTGGCGCAAAGGATCTCGACATGGGCGGTACGCACTACGCTCAGGCTCGAATCCTGGTCGATGGCTCTCACTACCTGAAGGGCATGGCCGTTCTCAAGGACGATCTTCCTCCAGGTGTCGACATCCAGTTCAACACGAACAAGTCCAAGGGCACGCCAATGCTCGGTCCTAAGGACAACACCGTTCTCAAGCCGATCCAGAAGGACGATCCGTCGAATCCGTTCGGATCAAGCATCAATCGTCAGATCACTCACGACTCTGGACCGCTCAAGGGAAAGCTTAAGTCTGCTGTCAACCTCGTCAACGAGGAAGCAACCTGGGATGACTGGTCTCGTAACCTGGCTTCTCAGATGTTGTCAAAGCAGCGACCTGAGCTCATCAAGGGTCAGCTCGATGTCACCTACGCCAAGAAGAAGGCGCAGCTTGACGAGATCCTGGCTCTGAACAACCCGACCGTCAGGGCCAAGCTTCTTCAGTCCTATGCCGACGACATGGATTCTTCAGCCGTGCACCTCAAGGCTGCTGCCATGCCGAGGCAGAAGACCCACGTGATTCTTCCGATCAACTCTCTGAAGGAACACGAGATCTACGCACCCAACTATCGTGATGGAGAATCGGTCGTACTGATTCGCTATCCTCACGGTGGTAAGTTCGAGATCCCTGAGCTCACTGTCAACAACAGGAACGCTCAGGCAAGGAAGATGCTGGGCAATGTCACCGCTGCAGTAGGCATCAACCACAGAGTGGCTGCACGCCTCTCTGGTGCCGACTTCGACGGCGACACGGTCGTGGTGATTCCCAACAACCACAAACGCATCAGTACTGAACCGCCTCTTCCTGGGCTGAAGGGTTTCGATCCTCAGCGCTTCTATCCTGGCTATCCAGGAATGAAGAAGATGAGCAACACTCAGACCGAGATGGGGAAGATCTCTAACCTCATCACTGACATGACAATCGCTGGTGCCACGCATCAGGAACTGGCACAGGCAGTACGCCACTCCATGGTTGTCATCGATGCTGAGAAGCACGGTCTGAACTACCGTCAGTCTGCACTCGACAATGGGATCTCTGCCCTCAAGAAGAAGTATCAGGTGACACCTGAGCATCCTCAAGGTGGAGCAGCAACACTGCTGTCTAGAAGTACTGGAGATCGTGAGGTCCCCGACTTCAAGCCAAGGCCCATGAGTGATGGCGGTCCTATCGATCCTAAGACGGGTCGTCTCATCTTCGTTCCGACGAACAAGCTGGCCTCCAAGAAGGTCACGAACAAGGACACAGGAGAAGTCACCTATGTCAAGGTTCCGAAGACAAGGAAGATGCAACGTGGTGCTGTAGAGGTTGTGGATGGACAGGTCCGTCCTCTCGACGATGCACATAAGCTGGTCGGTGCAAAGAAGACCCCGGTCGAGATTCTGTACGCCAACTACTCGAACCAGGTCAGGGACTTGGCCAATCAGGCAAGGATGGAATTGGTTAACAACACCAAGCCCCTTCCTTATAGCCCCAGTGCCAAGCAGACCTATGCCAAAGAGGTAGCCTCCCTCAATGCCAAGCTCAACACGGCACTGAAGAACGCTCCTCTTGAACGTCAGGCTCAGGTCATTGCCAATGCACAGATCAAGCTACGCCGTGCAGAGAACCCCAACCTGGATAGTGACCAGATCAAGAAGCTCTCATCACAGGAGCTGAAGAAGGCTAGAGCCAGGACTGGTGCAGACAAGAAGCAGATCGGATCGCCTGACTCACCACTCACGCAAGAAGAGTGGAATGCAATCCAGGCTGGTGCCATCACGCACACCAAGCTGAAGTCCATCCTGGACAATGCAGACATCGAGGTAGTCAAGCAATTGGCTACACCGAAGAGTGCAGTGATCATGGCACCAACCAAGGTGAGCAGAGCAAGGGCACTGGCCAATGCTGGCTACACACAGGCAGAGATCGCCGAGGAACTGGGCGTCTCCCTGTCCACACTGAGACGTGGGATGGCTGGCTAGAACACACAACGATGCAAAGAAAGGAGTGAGACACATGGCATCGCGCCTCACCACGGCGGACAATCCATTCGATCCATTTACTCAATGGGTTCAATGGTTCGAATGGGATCGTGCAGCGGGATACGACACGCCTGGCTATCTCGCTCGCATCGCTGTGACGTCAGATGAACAGTCCGAAGCCGATCAAGAAGCGGCAATCGAAGCTGCAATCGACGAGATCCTCGAGGAACATCCAACAGGGATCTATCGAAGAGCATCAGAGCCGAGAAAGAACGATCGAGCGACGAAAGTATGATCGATAGGGGGGGGGGTCCTCGAAAAAAGGACCCCCCTCTGCATCGCCCGTCCCCCAAAAAATGCCCCGGGGGAGTCCAAAAGTAGAAGTCGATGAACTTCCGGGGGGCAAAAGCACCCAAACACGGACTCTAACTTTTGTAAAAGGAGATGAAACTGTGGCAGATGTTTTGGGGGTACTGAAGATTCACTACCCGCTCGACCGCCAGGCAACCAAGACGGTCCGCGCACACTGCCATCAGGCCGTGAAGGACTGCGCTTCGAGGCTTGCCGCCAAGGGGACCTCATCGGTCCTCATGACCGACCACAACACTCACGGCCCGCTCCCAGCGTGGGGCGGTCGCCGACTCGCGAGCCACCGCATCGACTACGTCGGTGCCAACACGGCGCCTCATGGAGCCAAGTTCCGAGTTCTCAGGACCAAGGTTGTCAACGGGACGATCGACAACCACGAGTTCATCGGTGTCCGGGTTCTCGTGACCTGGCCCTCGGGCAAGCACACGAAGATCTGGCTCGTCCAGGCCAACCTCGGCCGGCACGAGACAACGGCAAAGTTCCTCGACAATGCCCGCCGCCTGAAGAAGGCGTTCCGCGGGCACGTCATCTGGGGCTTCGACGAGATCGACGAGAAGGACGGACCAAACGAGCACGCTCTGCTCAAAAAGGTCTGGGACCCGCGGAAGTACCACTACGCCGGAGGCGACTCTCTGTCGATGGTGATCGCATCCCCGAAGCTTCGGGTGAACAACGTTGCAATCATTCGAGCCTGTGGCGGTGTGGTGAAGTACACCCCAGCTCGAGACATCGTCCAGGTCGAGATCGCTCGACCGCTTCGCTTGTCCGACCGCCTCAAGAAGTAACTAGCACGGAGGAGTCATGGCCAGAGTAACAGGAATGACTGCCTCCGAGATCGAGGCAGAGCTGGCCGACGGAGTCGTGTCAGGAAGGATCGATCAAGCTACGCAGCACTTGTTCCTCACCACCCGCGCTGGCGCCGTTATCGACGCTGGCGGGGTTGGTGTGGCAGGTGCAATCACGCCTTTTGTGTTTGTCCAAGATGTCGCTTCTGCGGTCTGGACAATCCATCACAATCTAGGGCGTTATCCACAAGTCACCGTCGTAGATAGTGCGGGCACCGAGGTATTCGGAGACCTTCAGTACATCGACAACAACACAGTCCAAGCGACGTTCGGAGGCGCCTTTGCCGGGAGAGCGTACCTAACCTGAGGGGAGCCCCACAACCATGAAGCTTGCCAACAACCTGGACTTCAGCAAGTACGAAGCCCAGAACATGAGGTTGCAGAGCCTTGCCGTCGCACCAACTGGTGTTGCCGGCCAGGTCTACTTCGACACGGCTCTTGCCAAGCCGCAGATCCATAATGGTACCTCTTGGGGTACCTTCGGGGCACAGTCCGCAACTGACCTGAGCGACGTGACTGTCACCTCGCCGGCCACCGGTCAGGTGCTTCGCTGGAGCGGCACCGAGTTCGTCAACGCGGCCATCGCTCAGGCGGATGTGACCGGTTTGGTCACAGCGCTTGCTGGCAAGACCGACAACACCATCCTCATTTCTGCCGGTACCGGTCTGGCTGGTGGTGGTCAGCTCAACCAGAGCCGCACCATCGCAGTGGACTTCACCACCTCCGGCGTCGTATCTACGACGAAGGCTGTTCGTGCAGACGACTCTCGCCTGTCGGACGCTCGTACGCCTCTCGCGCACACGCACGCGGCTGCTGACCTCGCTTCTGGCGTGGTCGACGTAGCTCGTCTCGGTACGACCCCGGCTGCAGCCACCTTCCTCAAGGCTGGCGCTGCCACCGGCTCGGCTGCCTGGACCGCTCTGACCAAGTCCGACGTGGGTCTTGCCAACGTCGACAACACGAGCGATGCAAACAAGCCGGTCTCGACTGCAACTCAGACTGCTCTGAACGGCAAGGCGAACACGTCACACACGCACACCATCGCGGATGTCGCCAACCTGCAGACCTCGCTCGACGCGAAGCTTGACGACAGCCAGCTGGGTGCCGCCAACGGTGTCGCTTCTCTGGATGCCGGTGGAAAGCTTCCGACCTCGCAGCTCCCGAACCTGTCCCTGACCGACGTTTCTGTGGTCGCGGACTACACGGCCCGGAACGCTCTGACGGTTCAGGAAGGCGATGTCGCCATCGTCACCGGTACCAGCGAGACCTTCATCTACGACGGAACGGCGTGGCAGCTGATCCGCAGCCCAGCCGATGGCGTTACGTCCATCACAGCCGGCACCGGCATCACTTCCACGGGCGGTGCTTCCCCGACCATCGCGGTCGACACGGCAGTGGTCGCCCGCAAGGTTGCCGCCAACCTCGGCGACGGAACGGCCACATCGTTCGTCATCACGCACAACCTCGGCACGAGGGACATCATCGGACAGGTCTACAACAACGCCGCTCCGTACGACGTCGTGATCGCCGACATCGAGAACACCTCAACCACCACCTGCACGGTGCGATTCGGTTCGGCGCCTGCACTCAACGCCTACCGGGTCGTGATTCACGGATGAGGTCGCTGGGCGCAAAGGACCAAGTCGACGATATTGCGACAAAGGGCGACGTTGGCATTGTCCCCGTCGACCCAAATGAGCCTGCCGGAACTCCGGAAGGTCATCTGTGGTATGACGCGGACTCTACCGGCCCGAGTGGAGCTGCTTCTGTCGCGACGAAGATCAACGCCGGCTCCGGTCTGACCGGAGGTGGAGATCTTTCTGCCGACCGGACGATCGCTGTCGACTTCACAGATCCTCGAAACTACGCGCCGCCCATCGGCGTGATCTACGCATGGCCATTTTCTGGCACTCCCGATGCCAATCACCTTTTGATCGATGGAGCCACATACAACGTTGTGGACTACCCGACACTTGCCGGCTTGTTTGGCAAGACCTCTGGAACGTTTACGCTTCCAGACTATCGCGGACGTGTTCTGGTCAACCTCGACGCCTTGCAGACTGAGTTCAACCTAATCGGTAAAACAGGCGGCGAGAAGACACACCTGCTTACTTCCGCAGAGATTCCTGCGCACACTCACCCAATCCGTGGAGCAACTGGCGGTGCTGCATCAGGAACCGGAGACCGGTTTGTCCGCGGAACTACGGGCGATGACGCAAGCTTCCGCACGGGCAACGGGATCAATGTCAACGACCAGACCTACGGGTCGGCGGCAACTGGCGGGCAGGCTCACAACAATCTCCAGCCGTATGCCGTAACTAACTACATCATTAGGGCAAAGTAATGGGTGAGTTGAAGGTAAAGGTCAATGGTACCTATATTCCTGCCGGATGGGTCGGTGGGGCATCGCCGATCCTGGCCTGGCCGGTCGGGTCGATTTTCATGTCGGTGGTTCCCACCGATCCTGCGATCCTCCTTGGGGGAGGAACCTGGGTCCGGTGGGGCCAAGGTCGCATGGCCGTGTCTCTCGACGAGGGACAGACGGAATTCGACACGGTGGAAGAAACGGGTGGCGAGAAATCGCACACTCTTACCCCTTCCGAGATCCCAGGGCACACTCACGGAACTCGTACCTCTGCCGCAGAAGCAGCCAGCTATGGTCTGAACAATCAGATCTCGGGCAGAGGCTTCACCGACCGAGGTCTGGTCTCTGGCGCAACTACCGGATCGAACGACACCACCGCATCCACGGGTGGAGGGGCTGCTCACAACAACCTTCCTCCCTACATCACCTGCTACATGTGGAAGCGAACCGCATGATGGCTGAACCGCCTCGAAAGGAGTGCACATGGCAACCGTAACCGGCATGACTGCCGCGAAGATCTTGGATCTCACCAACGACTCTGTCGTTTCGGCAGCAATCGACGAGAACACCGGCGTCCTCACGCTCCAGACTCGAGACGGTCAGACCATCACCGCAGGCAACGTCGAGCTCCCCGGGACCTCGTCCAACGACATCAACACTGCTGTTGCTCAGGCCGTTCATGACGCAACAGATCGATCCCACCCTGTCGGTTCGATCTACATGTCGACGGTTGCGACCGACCCGGCGACGGTGTTGGGCGTAGGAACCTGGATTCGATGGGGCAAGGGGCGTGTCCCCGTCGGTATCGACGAGGCTCAGACGGAGTTCGACGGTGTCGAAGAGCTAGGCGGCGAGAAGACTCACCAGCTGACGGTGGCCGAGATGCCGTCTCACTCTCACAACGAGGCTGTGGACTCGTCTTACAACGCCGGTACAGGCACTGGAGTGCCGACGCACTATGCGCTCAACAGCAACGGCGCAAGCCGATCCGAGGTTCCAATGGCCACCAGTTCTACCGGTGGTAACGCAGCTCACAACAACCTGCAGCCGTACATCACGTGCTACATGTGGAAGCGGACTGCTTAGACCCGAGAACCAAGAAAGGAGGTTGCCATGAACGGCCTGCTTTTGACGATTCTCATCGTCCTCGCGATCCTCGCGATCGTCATCTGGATCGTCCGCGGCGCACGCGGCCCCCGCATCTGACCAACGAAAGGAGTAGTCATGCCGGCACCAAAAAGCTCCACGCAGTCACGCCGAAGAGCTCCGGCAACCACTCCTGAGGCCAGTGAGCAACGAATGATCGCTCTGGCTGTCTCCTCTGTTGAAGAGCGAATGAGAAGTGGAAAGGCTTCTGCACAGGAGTATGTCCACTACCTCAAGCTCGCTTCAAGCAGGGAACAGCTCGAGCAAGAGAAGCTCAGGAAAGAGAATCTTCTCAGAGAAGCTCAAATTGAGCAGATGGCTGCGCAGGCTAGGTCCGAAGAGACCTACCGACAGGCCCTCGACGCCATGCGTGCCTACACGGGTCAAGCCCCAGGCAACGATCATGACGATTTCTAGAAGCTACTCTGAACTCTGCCGTTTCAGCACGCTGGAGGAGCGGTTTCGTTACTTGTCTTTGGCGGGTCAGGTTGGTGAAACCACCTTCGGGTGGGACCGCTGGATCAACCAAGACTTCTACCACTCCAGGCAGTGGAGACAAATTCGACATCATGTCATCGCACGAGACAACGGCTGTGACTTGGGCGTTCCTGGGTGGGAGATCCACGATCGAATCTACATCCACCACATGAATCCCATGACCGCCCGTCACATCACCGAAGATGATGAAGCGATTCTCGATCCTGAGTTTCTAATCACCACAACACACCGCACCCACAACGCAATCCACTACGGAGACGAGAGGCAACTTCCCCGGCAGCTCGTCGAGCGTCGTCCAGGTGACACGAAGTTGTGGTAACGAAAGGAGAACCATGAGCAACTACCGATGGGCCGACAAGAAGACGCAGTGGTTCCAGGACGACTTCCCGGGATCGGTGTTGAACCTCAACGCCCACACAATGGTCGCGACAATCCACACCACCGAGACGGCTGGCTGGCCCGGTTACGAGGGCGGGGCCACGGCTCCGAACTACACCGGCATGCCTCCGATCGGTCTTCGCCGAGGCAAGTGGCGTGCACACTTCCCGGACGAGCGATCGTCTCGCGCGCTGAAGAACCTCGCGGGTGGCGTCGAGACCAACACCCTCAACGACGTCCAGTTCGAGCTGATCGGCACGTGCGATCCCGCACACGCCAAGACCTGGGGCAAGCTCCGGGCCGGCAAGGACTACGTCTACTGGCCGAACGCCAACAAGCGACAGCTCCGATTCCTCGGCAACATCCTGGCGAGCATGCACGTTCGTCACGGGCTTCAGCTCAAGGCGCCGAAGCAGTTCCTGCCCTACCCCAAGTCCTACGGGAACAACGGGGTTCGCATGAGCTTCGCCGAGTGGCGCAACGCCACGGGCGTCGTCGGTCACCAGCACATCCCGGAGAACGACCACGGCGACCCGGGCAACATCAACGTTGCCTACGCCCTCTGGTGGGCTCGAGTCCTCTCGAAGCGCTGGACCAAGCGCAAGAAGTAACACAGACACCGGCCGGGGGGCCGTCCAGTGCTCCCCCCACTCAGGCCCCCCGGCCGGTCTCCAACGTCAAACAGAAAGGAGGGTCAAAATGGCAGACAGTATCCTAGATTCTGTCAAGCAGGCTCTCGGAGTTCCCGTCGAAGAGACGGCCTTCGACCCGGAGCTCGTGCTCCTCATCAATGCGCAGCTCTCGACGCTCCGCCAGATTGGCGTTGGACCTGCAGAAGGCTTCATGATCGCCGACAACTCGGCGACCTGGGAAGACTTCCTGGGCGACAAGATCAAAAAGATGAACGACGCGCATACCTTCATGGCTTTCCGCGTCAAGCTCCTCTACGACCCGCCTCCCACATCATTCGTGATCGATGCGATGAAGGAGCAGATCCAAGAGGCTTCGTGGCGACTGAACGTCAGCCGAGAGGAGACCGATTGGGTCGACCCCGACCCAGTGGTTGTCGTGGACCCGTATTCCGACCCGACACTCTTCTGAGGAGGATTCTTTGTACGACTTCATCGAGCAGCATTCCGGCTACACCATCAGCCGAAAGCTGTATCACCCAACCGATCCTCGACTCGGTCGTCACGTTCGACACGACAGTCGCTCGCTGGCCTACCAAGTCAAAGCCAAGGATCCGGCCCAGCTCAAGTCCATCCGCCACGAGCGGCACATCCCCACGCTCGACCAGGGCAACCTCGGTTCGTGCACGGGCAATGCGGCCACTGGTGCTCTAGGTACTGGCGTTTTCTGGGAGGATGGCCAGCACGTTCTGAACGCCACGGACGCTCTGGTCGACGAGACCTATGCCGTCAACGTCTACTCCGACGCGACCAAGATCGACCCATACCAGGGTTTCTACCCTCCGAACGACACCGGTTCGGACGGTCTATCGGTAGCCAAGACGCTTCAGAACCGCGCGCTGATCAGTGGCTACGTGCACGCGACGTCCTTCGAGGCTGCTCTGACGGCACTGTCCCAGTCGGCCGTCATCGGCGGTATCGAGTGGCGCTCCGACATGTTCCGACCTGATCCCGACGGTCGAGTACACATCACCGGCACCATCCAGGGCGGTCATGAGATCGTCTTCGACGAGCTGGACGTGGAGAACCAGCGCGTCTGGTTCCACAACTCCTGGGGCGAGAACTGGGGAGTCGATGGACGTGGGTACTTGACGTGGGGCGACTTCAAGACTCTCCTCGATCGAGGAGGCGACATCACGCAATTCGTTCCGGTCACTCAGCCGGCTCCGACTCCGGAGCCGACTCCCACGCCGGACAATCCGCCCGTCCGACCCGATCTCGAAGTCATTCAGGAGACCATCGCTGCCGCGAAGGCTCTTGTGGCTGCACTCGAGAAGCTTTTGGGAGTAAACGATGCCTGACCTGCCAACTCTCACGCTGCCACAGGACCAATTCGACCGCGTTGTCGCCTCCTTTCCAGGGGCAACCAACGCCGAGAAAGTGGCGAACTACAAGAACTGGCTAACCAACCGCGTCATCGAGCGAGTTGGAAACGTCGAGGCTTCCAAGGCTGTCCAGGCAGTCAAGGCCTCGCTGCCTCCGCTCGCTCCTGAGCCCCCTCTGATCTAGAAAGGAGGAGTCAAAATGGACATCGACGAACTCCTCCTGGAGGACGGCGAAGATTTCCTCGAGCACTACGGTATCAAGGGAATGCACTGGGGCGTCCGACGAAATCCTGGCCCCAGTGGACGAGTCGAAGGATCCGACCACCCGAGCGACACCGCGAAGACCCGGTCTGTGCACAGCCCCGGTGGCCTGGATGGCGACAAGAACACTTCGACAGACCACGAGCGGGTAACGGCCATCATCGCGAAGGCGAAGAAGCAGGGCTTTTCCTCCTTGTCCAACGAGGAGATCCGCATGGTCAACAAGCGGTTCGAGGACGAGAAGAAGTTCCGTCAGACCACAAGAGAAGCCGCCCTAGCTCGTCGCTCGACGGGTCGAAAGATCGTTGACTCACTTCTCAATGCTGGTGTCGAAGCCGCTCAGCAGCAGGCTGCCAACTCTGGGAAGAAGATCGTCAAGAAGATGATGGAGGAAAGGCTCGCTAAGAAGATGGGCCTGGACCTCATGGATCCCAAGGAAGCTGCGAAAGCTGCTAAGGCCGCTCAGCAGGTAGGAAACATGGCGGCCAAAACCGCCGGCGTAAAGACGTCGGCGTTCAAGGTCAACAAGAACAAGGTGGTCTTCACACCGACGGTCCTCAACGGGGTCGCCAGGGTCAAGCCTTAGGAGGTGAACACTTGACTCTCTCCAACACCGCAGTGCCGCATTACTACGGCCTGTTTAGAGATGCAGTGCTGCGTGGAGAGATTCCAGTGAACCGGGAAGTCTCCATGGAGATGAACCGGATCGACGCCCTGATCCGAGACAAGAACGTCTACTACGACGATCAGGCGGTCAACGGCTTCATTCTCTACTGCGAGAATGAGCTGACGCTTACCGATGGCGAGGATCTCAAGCTCCTGCCCTCCTTCAAGCTTTGGGCAGAGCAGATCTTTGGGTGGTACATATTCGAAGAGCGACCGGTCTATGACCAAAAGACCGAGACCTTCATCAACAAACTGGTGAAGGTTAGGCTGACGAAGAAGCAGTACCTGATTGTGGCTCGTGGTGCAGCAAAGTCGATGTACGGAATGTGCATTCAGGCGTTCTTCTTGAACGTAGACACGTCGACTACTCACCAGATCACAACTGCTCCAACAATGAAGCAGGCGGAGGAGGTCATGTCTCCGTTCAGGACTGCTATCACTCGTGCTCGTGGTCCGCTCTTCAAGTTCCTCACCGAGGGTTCGATCCAGAACACCACCGGTGCCAAGTTCATGCGCCAAAAGCTTGCCTCAACCAAAAAGGGCATCGAAAACTTCCTGACAAACTCGCTGCTCGAAATCCGTCCCATGTCCATCAACAAGCTGCAGGGCTTGCGTCCAAAGGTATCAACCGTGGACGAGTGGCTTTCAGGGGACCTTCGCGAGGACGTGATTGGCGCAATCGAACAGGGCGCTTCGAAGCTTGACGACTACTTGATCGTCGCTATCAGCTCCGAGGGCACCGTCCGAAACGGAAGTGGCGACACCATCAAGCTGGAGCTGATGGACATCCTCAAGGGTGAGTTCTACGCTCCGCACGTGTCGATCTGGCACTACAAGCTTGACGACATCTCCGAGGTCGACAACCCAGCCATGTGGCCAAAGGCGAATCCGAACATCGGACTCACCGTCAGCTACGAGACCTACCGTCGAGACGTGCAGCGAGCCGAGAAGGCGCCTGCTGCTCGCAACGACATCGTCGCGAAGCGGTTCGGAATCCCTCTCGAGGGTCACTCCTACTTCTTCGCATACGAGGAGACGGTCCCCCACGTTCCAGTGCGGAACTACGGAGGCATGCGCTGCGCTCTTGGCATCGACCTGTCTCAGGGCGATGACTTCTGTGCGTTCACCTTCCTCTTCCCAAGTCAAAATGGCAGCTTCGGGATCAAGACTCGAAGCTACATCACCGAGCTGACGCTCATGAAGCTTCCGGGCGCTCTGCGACACAAGTACGAGCAGTTCCGTGCCGAGGGCACACTTCACGTCATGAACGGCACTGTGCTGGACATGATGGAGGTCTTTGAGGACCTCGACAGGCACATCCAAGAGCGTGGTTACGACGTTGAGGCCGTGGGCTATGACCCGTACAACGCTCGAGAGTTCATGACTCGATGGGAACAGGAGAACGGTCCGTTCGGCATCGAGAAGGTGATCCAGGGTGCGAAGACTGAGTCTGTGCCTCTTGGCGAGATCAAGATCCTCAGTGAGGAGCGCATGCTGCGTTTCGACGAGGCTCTTATGGCCTACACGATGGGCAATGCCATCACCGTGGAGGACACCAACGGCAACCGCAAACTGCTCAAGAAAAGGAGCGACGAGAAGATCGACAACGTCTCGGCTCTCCTCGACGCTTACGTCGCATACAAGGCCAACAAGGAGGCGTTCGAATGACGTACATCATCAGCCCTGATGCCGAGTTTGAACTCGTCCATCATGGCGTGAAGGGCATGCACTGGGGTGTTCGAAAGACGTCCACCTCGTCTGGATCTGGACGAAGCTCCTCGTCCAAGAAGTCCAAGAAGCCGGCTTCAAGGCCGAAGATGACCTCTCAGGAAGCACAAGCCGCAATGGCTCGACGCAAGGAAGTCGGAAAGATCGTTGCTGCGTCCGTACTGTCGACCGCGACAGCTCTTTCAGTCACAGCGCTAGCTGGACCCGTCGCAGGTGCTGCCGCAGGAAGTGCCGTTCGAATCGGAACTGCCGCAATCGCCAAGAACGCTGAACTCCGCCGACGCCAGGTCGGTCGCGCAGCGGTAACCGCCACGCTTGGCAGCGGTGTTCTCCTCGCGACTCACGCGACCGTCGACTACCAGAAGAACACCGTACCCAAGCTCGAGGCGATTACCCGAAGGGCGAACGAGATTCGTCGAGAGGCGCTCGCTGTCGGTCCCACGAAGACCTACGACTCGAGCTTTGGTTCGAAGGGCATCCAGATCAACGCGCACAACAAGGACGGAACCTACGACGTCACTCTGCCCAATGGGCAGCGTGCGAACGTCACCAAGGACATCCTCGAATCCGGACTTCAGGCAAAGAGTCACGTTGGTGATTTGCAGACCAAGGTCATCGAAACAGTAGGCCCAGGCAAGATCAGCGAGATCCACAAGGATCCCGAGGCCTATGGAAAGCTCATTGCCGAGTTCATCAAGGCCGGCCAGCCCGTCCCGACCGACTAGGCGACATGACGGTAACGAGTAGTGAAAGGAGGAAGTAAATGGGACGTTTGACGCGCGGACTCAAGCACATGTTCAACGCTTTCGCGGCTGACGAGGCGAGAGTGATCTCAGTAACCCCGGGTTCATACGGGGCTATGTACGGCGGCGGAAGCGTACCGCATGCGGTCCGTGTTCGAGTCTCGAACGAGCGTTCGATCATCTCCTCGATCTACACGCGCCTGGCTGTTGACGTCGGATCGGCCGAGTTCAAGCACGTTCGCACCGACGAAGACGGAAAGTACACCGGAGATATTTTCAGCGGATTGAATGACTGTCTCTCGGTCAGCGCCAACCTAGACCAGGTTCCGGCAGCACTCCTTCGCGACTACGTCTTGACTCTTTGCAGTGAAGGCGTCGCCGCGATCGTTCCTGTCGACACGACTGTGGATCCGCAGGCCAGCGGAAGCTGGGATGTCGGCTCTCTTCGGATCGGAACCATTACGGCCTGGTACCCAAGGCATGTGAAGGTTCGTGTCTACAACGATCAGCCGGACAAGGGTATCCAGGAAGAGGTCACGATCGACAAGAGGTTTGTGGGCATCGTCCAGAACCCCTTCTACACGATCATGAACGAGCCGAACTCGACTCTTCAGCGGCTGATCCACAAGCTGAATCTTCTCGACAGCGTCGACGAGCAGTCTGCTTCGGGCAAGCTCGACATGATCATCCAGCTTCCCTACGTCATCAAGTCGGAGACTCGTCGCCAGCAGGCCGAGCAGCGACGGAGGGACATCGAGCACCAGCTCAAGGGGAGCAAGTACGGCATCGCCTACACGGATGGCACGGAGAAGATCACTCAGCTGAATCGACCTGCCACCAACAACCTCATGGAGCAGATCACATATTTGCAGGGCGTGTTGTACGACCAGCTTGGTCTAACCAAGGAGATTCTCAATGGATCCGCCGACGAGAAGACAATGCTGAACTACAACAACCGAGTCGTGAAGCCTTTCCTCGATGCCTTCCAGGACGAGATTCGGCGAAAGTTCCTGACCAAGACCGCAAGGACCCAGGGACAGGACATCATGTACTTCAGGAACCCGTTCGAGCTCATGCCGATCTCGGACTTCGCTGAGGTCTCCGACGTTCTGTCGCGCAACGAGGTTGCTTCTCCGAACGAGCTTCGACAGGCGATCGGGATGAAGCCCTCGAAGGATCCTGCGGCCGACAAGCTGCAGAACAGCAACATGCCACAGGGCACAACTCCCGGTTCTCAGACCGCCGTTGTCCCTGGCGAAGTGGTTCAGTCTTCGGACGAGACCAACGCTGCCCTCGACGAGGTCAGCAAGGCGATCGATGCCGCCTTCGCAGAGTTCGACCTCCCGAACGGACAGTCTACTGATGGCTAAGAGCGTCGACGAGGTCATTGTGGGTGCATTGATGCACGGCGCCCACCCCTACAACCCAGCCAAGTACGACCCCCAGAAGGCCCATGACTACTACGAGGCGCACAAGCACCTCAAGGGACGACGTCACGGATCGAAGGAGGAAGACCGAAAGGGACGTGGGCCCGGCAAGGGCACGCCGGCTGCATCTCACAAAATCTCTCCTGCTGCACAGAAGAAGATCGACCATCTAACGTCTCGCCTTCACGAGCTCCAGGCTCGTCTTCACGAGCTTCTTGCGAACGCGAAGAAGAACGGCGGACACAAGAAGGACGAGCACAAGAGTGCCGCCGAGAAGAGCAAGGACGCGCGGGACGCCAAGAAGTATCGGGAGAAGCACAAGACCGAGCTGGCCGCAAAGCGCAAGAAGGCCGAAGGCAAGTCCGGCGGGGGTGGTCACTCCTCAGGCATCGGGAGTATGACCGAAAGTCAAGTTCGTGCCGCGATTGCGCGAGTACGCCAAGATCTGCAGGCCGCTATCGCACAGGCTAGAAAGTGATGAGCGGCGATTCGAAGCACGGCATGATGGTCGTGCACCCACACAAGGAAGGAGACTGTCAAAATGGCAGGTACTAAGACCGCTGACTTCAGCGGCTGGGCCACCAAGGCAGGCCTCAAGTGCGCAGACGGTCGGACCATCACACCCAATGCTTTCGCAGAGCAGGACGGTCTGCAGGTTCCCCTCGTCTGGCAGCACTTGCACAACGACCCCAGCAACATCCTGGGTCACGCGATCCTCTACAACCGTCCGGAGGGCGTCTACTGCGAGGCGTTCTTCAACGAGTCGGAGAACGCCCAGAAGGCGAAGGAGGCTGTCCGTCACAAGGACATCAACCAGCTCTCCATCTACGCCAACAAGCTCGTGGAGAAGGCCAAGCAGGTCCTCCACGGCAAGATCCGCGAGGTCTCTCTGGTCCTCGCCGGCGCCAACCCCGGTGCTCTGATCGACACTGTCGCCATCCGTCACTCCGACGGTGTCGACGAGTGGACCGAAGAGCGCGAGGACGAGGCAATCATCTACACGGGTCTCGAGTTCGCGCTCGAGCACGCCGACGCCGCTTCCGAGCGCACCATCGAGGACGTATGGAACTCGATGGACGAGGAGCAGCAGAAGGTCGTCGAGTACATGGTCGGGGCAGCCGTCGAGGCAGCCACCGAGGCTGCTGCGCAGCACGACGACACCGGCGCGGACGAGCCCTCCGAAGAGGACGAGGACGCGACCGGCGACGACAACAACCCCGGGGACGACCCGGGCACCGAGACCAAGGGTGCCCCGGACCCCGACAGCATCACCGACGACAACTCCGACGAGGGCGACCTCGACAACAAGGAAGGAACCGAGACCGAGATGAAGCACAACGTCTTCGACCAGAGCGACACCAAGAAGGACCAGGGCCCCACCCTGTCCCACTCCGACATCAAGGGCATCTTCGAGAAGGCCAAGCAGCTCGGCTCCGTCAAGGACGCCGTCGAGGACTACGCCCTCAAGCACGGCATCGAGGACATCGAGGTGCTGTTCCCGGACGCCCAGAGCGTCACCGACACGCCGGACTGGCGCAAGCGCCGGACCGAGTGGGTCGCCGGCGTCATCGACGGGACTCGGCACACGCCGTTCTCCCGCATCAAGTCCATGATGGCCGACCTGACCCTCGACGAGGCCCGTGCGAAGGGTTACGTCAAGGGCAACATGAAGCGGGAGCAGTTCTTCCGGGTCTCCAAGCGAGTCACCACCCCGCAGACCGTCTACAAGAAGCAGAAGCTGGACCGGGACGACATCCTGGACATCACCAGCTTCGACGTCGTGGTCTGGCTCAAGGCCGAGCTGCGCGTCATGCTCGAGGAGGAGCTCGCGCGTGCGGTGCTCATCGGCGACGGCCGCTCGGTCGGTGACGACGACAAGATCATGGAGGACCACATCCGCCCGATCGCGACGGACGACGACCTCTACGCCACCACGGTGTACGTCAACATCGACGACGCCTCCAGCGACTGGGAGGAGGTCGTGGACGCGCTGGTCCTCCAGCGTCGCCACTACCGCGGTTCCGGCAACCCGACGTTCTTCACCACGGAGGACGCTCTCGCCCGGATGCTCCTGATCAAGGACTCGCTCGGCCGGCGCATCTACCCGACCGCGCAGGACCTGGCCGCGGCGATCCGCTGCAGCTCGATCGTGGCCGTCGAGGTCATGGACCAGGACCCGACCCTGGTCGGCATCATGGTCAACCTCCAGGACTACACCATCGGTGCGGACCGCGGTGGCGACCTCACGATGTTCGACGACTTCGACATCGACTTCAACCAGTACAAGTACCTGCTGGAGACCCGGTGCTCGGGTGCTCTCACCAAGTACAAGTCGGCCCTGGTCGTGCGTCGGGCTGCCGGTACCGCCGCCCTGGCGGAGCCGACCGCTCCGACCTACAACGACGCCACCGACACGGTGACGATCCCGAACGACGCGGACACGGTCTACACCCGTACCGACACCGGCGCCACCCTGGCCGGCGGTTCGACCGTCACCCTCGCCGCGGGAGAGAGCGTGACCATCCACGCGGAGCCGGCCGCTGGTTCGTACTTCGCGACCAGCGAGAACGACTGGACCTTCGACAACCCGGCCTGAGCTCGAACGTCAAAATAGGAGGCTAGATGCGGTTCTTTGGCGAGATCGGCTTTGGCTTCCCAGTAGAAAAGCGCCCTGGGATCTGGGATGACCAGATCTCAGAGCGGAAGTACACCGGGAATGTCATGCAGAACACGCAATTGATGTCGATTGGAGACAGCATTCTCACTGAGAACAGCTTCCAGACGACAATCAGTGTTGTTGCAGATGCCTATGCGCTGGAGAACTTCACGGCCATCAAGTACGTGAGGTGGGCGGGGTCTTTGTGGACGGTTCGTTCCGTCAGCACACAGAGGCCCCGCCTCCTCTTGATGTTGGGGGAGGTGTACCGTGGGCCAACCGCAGACCCAGACACTCCTTGAGGAGATCTTGGGTAGCAGGAACGTCTACTTTCAGCCTCCCGAAAACGTCGTGATGCAGTACCCCTGCATCGTGTACAGCCGTGATGGCGCGTTCCGCATATTTGCCGACAACACTGGTTACCGCCGCGTTCCACGTTGGCAGGTAACCGTCATCGATCGAGACCCGGACAACCCGGCGGTCGAAAAGCTTGGTCTGATGCCACTTTGTTCCGATGTTATACGGAGCTTTGTGACTGACGGCCTTCACCATGACGTATTCGAGCTCTATCACTGAAAGGAATCCCATGAGCAAGATCACCTGGGACGGCACCGGCAACCGGGAGTACGAGACCGGTGTCGATCACGGCGTCCTCTACATCCCGCAGGGTGGCACCTACAGCAATGGTGTCGCCTGGAACGGTCTCTCGACCGTCACCGAGACGCCGTCGGGGGCCGAGTCCAACCCGGTCTACGCCGACAACATCAAGTACCTGAACCTCCTCTCCGTCGAGGAGTTCGGCGGCACCATCGAGGCCTACACCTACCCGGACGAGTTCACTCAGTTCGACGGCGGCGTGGTCCTCAGCGGTGGTGTCCGCATCGGCCAGCAGAACCGGCCTCCGTTCGGTCTCTCGTACCGGACGAAGCTCGGCAACGACGTCGAGGGTGACGACTACGGCTACAAGCTGCACCTCGTCTACGGCGCCCAGGCGTCTCCCTCGGAGCGCGCCTACGCGTCCGTCAACGACTCTCCCGAGGCGATGTCGTTCTCGTGGGAGTTCAGCACCACTCCGGTGCCGGTCTCCGGTCACAAGCCCACCTCGCTGGTCACCATCGACAGCACCAAGGTGGACGCGGCCGACCTGGCGGCGCTGGAGACGATCCTCTACGGCTCGAGCGGCGTGAACCCGCGCCTCCCGCTGCCCGACGAGGTCGTGGCGCTGTTCGCCGGTACGGCCACCGCGGCCTCGCCGACGACTCCGACGTTCGCGAACAACAACATCACCATCCCGACGGACACCGACTCGGTGTACTACATCGACGGCGAGCCGGTCTCCGGCACCGTTCCGGTCGCCCCCGGCGAGTCGGTCGTGGTCGTGGCTCAGCCGGCGGCTGGCTTCTACTACGACGAGGGCGTCGACAACGACTGGTCGTTCACCGGCGTCTGATCGATCTGAAGAAAGGAGGACCAGAGAGTGCTCAGCCTAGAGGTTCAAGGGACCAAGCTCGAGTTCGAGCACTCTCTGGTCTCTCTGTCAAAATGGGAGTCAATTCACGAGAAGCCCTTCTTCTCGTGGCGTAAGGATGACACAAAGACGCAAGAAGAGATGATCAGCTACTTCGAGGAGATGCTAATTTCCCCGGCTGATCGTACAGACCTTGTCTCTTTGCTCACTCCCCAGCAACAAGTGGCTGTTGTTGAGTACATCAACTCAGAAAGAACGGCCACAACCGTTCGGGAGGTCCAGCAGAAGCCTGGGCCGAAAGAGAACGTGACTTCGGAGCTCATCTACTACTGGATGATCAGCTTTGAGATCGACTGGGAGGCCCAACACTGGCACCTCAACCGTCTCATGACTCTAATCCGAATCTGTAGCGTCAAGAACAGTAAGCCACAGAAGCAGCCGGCCAGCTCTACCGCTGCCAAATACCGAGAGATGAACGAGGCGCGCAAGAAGAAGCTTGGCACCTCCGGCTGAAAGGAGAGTCATGACCAGAATCAAGTGGCACATGGAGGACGAGAAGCAGGTTCAGGGAGGTCTCGATCGAGGCGTTCTCTATCCTGCATCTGGCCCCGCCGTGCCTTGGAACGGGCTCGTCAGCGTCAACGAGAGTGGGTCACAGCAGACCTCGACCTACTACGTTGACGGACGTCGTTTCCTCACCACCGTCACTCCGCGGGAGTACTCGGCCACCATCTCGGCCATCACGTTTCCTGACGAGTTCGCCGAGATCTGCGGCATCACCGAGGCGGCCGATGGCCTATTCCTCGACTCGCAGGTTCCCGACCAGTTCGGTCTCTGCTACCGGACCCTCTACGGAGACGGCAAGAATTACAAGCTCCACCTTCTATACGGCGTCACGGCCGCCATGTCCGACGTCCAGTACGAGACGCTTGACAGCGGAACCAACGACCCGATGCCGTTCGAGTTCGAGATCTCCGCGATCCCGCAACCGATCGACGGCTACCGTCCGACGGCCCATGTGATCATCGACTCGCGAAACCTGGATCCAATCCGTCTCGCTGACATCGAGAACATGGTCTACGGAACCTACGGCATGGATGCATATTTGCCGTCCATCCAGACCCTGTTCGACATGATGAACTACGGAGAGATCGTGGTCATCCGAGACAACGGCGATGGTACCTGGGAAGCCGAGGGTTCCTACAAGTACATCTCGGTGGACGAGTACACCGGCGAGTTCTCGATCAACAACGTCACTGCGAACGACCACGGCGACGGCACTTACGACGTCGCATCTACGAACGAGCCGATCGTTTAGAAGGGAGCAGCATGATCAGAGTTTCGGCATCTGGCTCGACGGCCAAGATGGACAAATTCCTGGCCAACGCGGCCAAGACCAACACCATCGAAAGTCGGATTCGCAGCGTCTGCGAAGCCGGTGTTCGTGCTCTGTCTGCTGCCACCCCTGCAGATTCCGGCGCAACCGCTGCTGCATGGTCCTTCGAGATCGTGAACAAGGGCGGCACCATCGAGATCTACTGGACAAACTCACACCAGAACCAAGGTGCGTACATCGCGGTGCTTATTCAGCACGGCCACGGAACGGGTACCGGCGGATACGTCGCCGGTCGGGACTTCATCAACCCGGCCATGCGGCCGATATTTGACCAGATTGCTGACAACGCGTGGAAGGCGGTGACTTCGGTATGAGCAGTGTTGACGAGCGAATCGTCCAGATGAAGATTGACAACAAGCAGTTCCTGCCCGGCGTGAAGGCATCGCAGAGCGCTCTCGGCAATCTGAACAAGGCCGTAGACGCCGCTGGCAAGGGTCGGGGGATGACGCAGCTTGGCGCTGCCACCGACTCCGTCAAGCACAAGTTCAGCCTTCTGAACGCCGCAGCTCTCACTGCGGTTGCCACGATCACGAACAAGTTGGTCAACGCGGGTCTGCACATGGTCAAGAGCTTGGCTATTGACCCAATCATGCAGGGCTACCGCGAGTACACGACCAACCTGAAGGCCGTCCAGACCATCATCGCCAACACCGGCGCTAAGGTCGGAACGGTCAACAAGTACCTGAGCGAGCTCAACCGATATTCCGACCAGACCATCTACAACTTCAGTGAGATGGCAAAGAACATCGGCACGTTCACAGCGGCTGGTGTCGGTCTGAAGGAAGCGACATCCTCGATCAAGGGCATCGCGAACGTTGCGGCCTTGTCTGGGTCGTCCGCGCAGCAGGCCTCCGGGGCGATGTACCAGCTTTCGCAGGCGATCGCTGCCGGCAAGGTTGGTGCGCAGGACTGGAACTCGGTGGTGAACGCAGGTATGGCGGGTAAGCAGCTTCAGTCTGCACTTGCCAGGACCGCGATCGCGATGGGCGAGCTCGACAAGAACCAGGTCAAGGGTTGGAAGTCCGGCAAGGCGCTGAAGATCAACATGGCGAGCTTCAAGACCTCGATCATGTCCCTTCCGGGTCAGCAGTCCTGGCTCACGTCCGGCGTTCTAGTCAAGGGTCTGGCTGCTCTGGACGGTCGCTTCTCGAAGGCTGCTCTCAGCCAGGAGAAGCTTGCGAATGGCACACTGAAGTACAAGAACGCTCAGGAAGTCGAGATGGCGGTTCGAAAGAACCGACTCGCGATGGAGAAGCAGGGCGTCAAGTACTCGGACGAGCAGTTCAAGCAGATGATGAAGATGTCCGATGCCGCGTTCAAGTCGGCTCAGACGATCAAGGATGCGGGTCAGCTCGTAGACGTCGTCAGAGAGTCAATCGGCTCCGGTTGGGCAGCGATATTTCAGAACATCTTTGGAAATGCCAAGCAGGCATCCAAGCTTTGGACTGCGGTCGGCAACACGATCACAAACGCCATTTCGACCACCTTCTACAAGATCAACAGCACACTCGCTGGTTGGCGCGCGCTTGGCGGTTACCAGGATCTTTGGAAGGGCTTCGGCAACATCTTCAAGGCTCTGGGCAACATCATCCGCCCCTTCGTCGATGCGATTGGGTCCATCCTTCCCTCAACTGGCAAGGCTGGATCTGGCCTCTACAATTTGACTCACGGCTTCGAGCAGGCAACTGCCTGGTTCGAGAAGCTGACCCGAGGGGCTGCGGGTCTGGGTCCGGTGTTCAACATCGTGGCTCAGGTATTTACGATCGTGCTCCATGCGATCGTTGGAGTGGTGAAGTACTTCGCCGCTCTGGTGCCTCTGTTCTCTCCGCTCTTGAGTGGAGTCGGGTCGCTTGCCCAGGATATTTCCGAAGTGGTTGTCCAGTTCCTCAAGATGGTCGACATCGGCGGGAAGATCGACGCGCTGTTCCAGCACGTCATTGACGGACGTCAGAAGGCTCTCGAGCCTCTGATCACCACGGTCGGGAAGATTGTGGAGGCGCTTGGCGCCTTGGTCCATGGGGATATTTCGGGCTTCAAGGCCCAGTTCCAGGACGCTCTGTCGTTCCTGGCCCCCTATGGAACGATGGTCTCTGGTCTCATGGCCAAGATCCAGGGCGGTTTCGACAAGATCGCCGCTGGAGGCGGGCCCTTCGGCAAGATCGCTCAGACGATCGCCAACGCCGCTGAGAAGGTGAAGACTTTCGCAACGAGCGTCGGGGACATGTTCTCGGCGTTCAAGAGCGGAAGCGCGGACGCGGCCGAGGCCAGTACCACCAAGATGGCCGACGCTACGACAAAGCTCAGCGATGGCGGAAGCAAGATGGTTGCGATCCTGAAGACCATGGGAAGCGTCATCGGCACCGTAGCCTCAGCCATCGGCAAGGGCATCCAGTTCGTCTGGGACAAGATCTCGAACGCGGTCAGCAACATGGACTCGATCGACCTCATGTCGGCAATCAGCTACATCTTCAGCGGCTACATCCTGCTGAGGGTGAACAGCTTCGTGAAGAGTCTTCAGGGCTTCCTCGACGGCTTCAACTTCGAGGGCTTTGGCGAGAACGTCACTGGCTCTTTCAAGGAGCTGACCAACACCCTGAAGGTCATGCAGCAGGGCATCAAGGCGAAGGTCATCCTGGAGATCGCCGTTTCGGTCGGAATCCTGGCTGGTGCCATGTGGGTGCTCTCGAAGATTCCGGCCAAGCAGCTGGGTACCGGCCTTGCCGTAATCAGCGCCATGATTCTCGAGCTTGTCGGCTCGATGGCTCTCTTGGCGAAGGTTGGCGGAAAGATCAGCCTGCCCATCGTGGCGTCGTCTCTGATCCTGATGGCAACGTCTCTCGTCATTCTGGCGGGAGCCGTCGCTGCCTTTGGCAACATGGATTGGGATACGCTGAAGAAGGGCTTCATTGCGGTTGGCATCGGACTTGCTCTGATGGTTGCCGCATCCGCTGGTCTTGCGGCGGCGGGCCCTGCCGTCATTGTAGCCGCAGCGGCAATGGTGATCATGTCGGTGGCGTTGACCACTCTTGTTGGAGTGATCCTGCTTTACAACAAGATCAAGTGGGGAACGCTCCTCGATGGAATCGCCAAAATGGGAGTCGTTATGCTGGCCATGGCGGTCGGCATGGCAGCTCTTGCTGCAGTGGGTCCGATGATCCTGGTGGCTTCGGCCGCATTGGGGATTCTCTCGGTGACCTTGACAATGATGCTGGGGACAATCCTGGCCTTCAGCAAGGTTTCGTGGGGAACTCTAGGCAAGGGTGTCGCGATGATCGCGGTTGCTCTGATCGCAATCGGGGCTGCGGCTTTGCTTGCTGCCCCGGGCGTAGCCATCTTGGGCGTAGGAATGCTTGCTCTAGGCGCCGGCCTCCTGCTGGCAGGAACAGGAATGGCTCTGTTCTCTGCTGGACTGGCTCTCATGGTCGGTATTGGAACCGCCGCCTTTAGCGTGATCACGACGGCAATCCAGGTCTTCCTGGCTCTGTTGCCGACGATCGCCGTGCAGGTTGCAGCGGCAATCGTGACCTGGCTGCAGACGATGGCTGCGGCTGCACCGAAGATCGGCAACGCAATGGTGAAGATCATCACGGTCATGCTCGACACGACCAACAGGCTGATGCCGAAGATCTTCCATACCTTCAACATCTTCCTGGACAACCTGCTGAAGAGCATCCAGAAGAATGCACCCAAGTTCGGGAAGACCTTCCAGGTCCTTCTGAACACGGGCCTGGCTGTTCTTCGAAACAGCATTCCGAAGATGGTCAATACCGGCATGGCGATTCTCGAGGGCTTGCTCCGAGGGATCAGCAACCGGATGCCTAAGATCATTGACCTGGCTGGCGACATTCTCGTCAAATTCATCAATGGTCTGTCCCGTAACCTCGAGCGGGTTACGACCGCGGGCACCAACCTCATCATCAAGTTCATCGATGGCCTTGGTAAGAATGGTGTCAAGATTGCGGATGCTGCGGGCCGAGCGATCGTCAAGTTCTTGAACGGATTGAATGCTGCCGTTCAGAAGTACTCGCCTCAGATCAACGCGGCCGCTCAGCGGCTTGGTGTATCTGTCGCGCAGGGCATCATCTCCGGTATGGGCAGCATGGTGAACAACGTCATGGGTGCTGCCGGCAATCTTGCTAGCAGTGCCATCAGCGCGATTCACAAACACATCAAGAACCCGCCCTTCCCCTCAAGGGAGGGCATCAAGCTCGGATATTCTCTCGCATACGGTTTCACGACAGGAATCGTGGCAGGCCACAAGGGCGCCGCAGACGCCTCGATGCGTCTCGGCCAGAGGTCCATTGACGCAGCGAAGGAGATCCTGGATATTCACTCGCCTTCGGGCGTGTTCAAGGGCCTCGGTATCAACGTGGCCAAGGGCTTCGTCAATGGAATCATCGGTTCGCTGAACGCCGTCAAGGCGGCCGGCGTGACTATGGCCAAGGACACCATTGACATGGTGACCAGGACGACGACTGATCTTCAGCTCAAGGCTGATGCTCAGATGGCAAAGGCAGATGCTCTTCGGTTTGCCGCGCAGCTCACGCGTCAGAAGCTTCACAACAAGAAGCTGACCAAGGCGCAGAAGGCGTCGATCAACGCCCAGGCTAAGCACCTGGACAACCGGGCGCAGGCCTATGCAAACGCTTCTGCTTCCACTCAGAGTAGCGTTGACGCCGTCAACAAGGCGGAAGACGATCGCGTTGCCTTCGCACAGGCCGACGCTGCGGGTAGGGCGGATATTCTCAACCAGCGTGCTCAAGACGCTGCCAAGTCTGCGGAAGCGGCACGGCAGCAGGCGATCAAGCTGCAGAACGAAGCCGACCTCATCCGTAAGAAGGACGCCAAGAGAGCCAAGGCGCTCGCAAAGCAGGCCCAGGCAGCCCTCGCTTCCTCTCAGAGGTACGCGGCGGCTGCTCAGTCCAACGCTCTAGCTGCCCAGCAGTACGCCGTCCAAGTTGTTCTCAACTCCTCCAGCAGTGTCTCGAGCGACCTCGACTCCTGGCTCGCCCAGGACGCGGCCGACAAGGCATACGCTGCGATGACGACGGAACAGCAGCAGGCGGAGATGGAGCGAAGGGCCGCGGCGGATCAGAAGAAGTCTGACGACCTCATCGCATCCGCCAGGGCCAAGTTGGCTCAGGCCAATGCTCTTGCCAGCACGAATGCTCAAGCAGCTCAGGCCTTGGTCGATGCTGCTGCGGCTGATGTCGAGGCAGCAAAGGCCGCCAAGGATCAGGCCGATCAGGAAGCCGACCAGGCGAAGCAGCTTGCCAGCGATGCCGCGGGTGGAATCTCCACCTCGACTACCACAGGTGGTGCTTCGGCTTCGAACGCTTCCGAACTGGCCAAGGCACTTCAGATGCCCGACATCAACATCGCGTCGGACAAGGTGTTTGCTGCGCAAAACATGTTCGATGCCTACGCCAAGGCGCTCGCTGCAACAGTGAGTGCGGCCGCGGCAGAGAAGTCTGGCGGAGTCACCTTCGTTCAGAACAACACATCGCCTGTCGCGCTGTCTCCCACAGAGGTCTACAGGCAGTCCAAGAATCTTCTTTCCAACGCGGAGCGCAAGCTCGCTGGTGCTCTTCCATAGAAAGGAGCCGGAATGCTTACTCAGATCGATGTGGAGTGCGACAACCCCTTCACGATGTCCGTTCTCGGCGCCAGGCCCCGTGACTCGCTGATTCTTCAGTCATTCACGGGGCTTGGCCCCCCGGACAAGTCGCTCTTCGTGGGCGACTACGCGAGGGACGGTGGGCTCTACACCGGGCGACGCACCCTCACGCGGAACCCGGTGCTCACCATCAAGATCAACCCGAACTTTGGGAATGGAGAGACCGTCGATGGTTGGCGGGATATTCTCTACCGAACCTTCAACGACCCGTTCGTTGATGGCGACGACGTGACGCTCATCCTTCGCGATGACGTCAAGGCTCCTCGACAGATCACCGGATACTGCGAGAAGTTCGAGGGCGAGCTCTTCGACCAGGAGACGGTCTCTCAGATCTCGCTCATCTGTCCGGACCCGTACATTCGTGACGTGACCGAGACGGTGGTGACCCCACCTGAGGGAACTGCTGGTTGGCAGACGGTTCCGTTCACCTACGCCGGAACTGCCGAGGCCGGCTTCGAAGTGGACATCGAGGTCCAGGCAACCACAAGCACCGTGACTCTCGACAACAACGGTCGAACGATGGTGCTGACATATCCGTCGTTCCTTACTGGCGACATTATCCACATCAACACGAAGCCTGGTGAGCGGCAGATCACGCTGACTCGAGGGACGGACGTCTTTGACGTCCTGTACACCCTATATTCCGAGTCTCCTTGGTTGACTCTACACTCGCAGTCGAACAAGCTTCAGATCTATGGCGACTCGGCCACCAACTTCGTTGCATCCATCACGAGTCTTAGATTCACTCAGCTCTGGTGGGGTGCCTGATGGAACTGGCCGTTCTCAACGATCAGTTCCTTCCGGCTCGTTTGGTCGAAAACCATTCTAGCCTGATCTGGACGGAGAGATATTCCAGCAACGGAGACTTCGAGCGCACCTCGGATGATGTGGGAGGCACTCTGGCAGCCCTTCCTCTCTGGACTGTCGATCTAGCCACTGGCATCCAGAGGCCGACCGTCGTGACGCTTCGGGACTCAGATGTTCCGATGATCGTCGAGACACACAAGATCGAGAAGAGCCTGACCGGCCCAGCGAAGATCACCACCACAGGACGATCCTTCGAGACCGTCCTAGATCGACGAACCACCATCAACAAGCCACTCGGCGGTGGACAAGCGATCAAGCCTTGGACGAGCGTTCAGAAGACCGCAGTCGATGCGGCCTACGACGTCATGAACCAGGTCGTCACACAGGGACTTGCCAGCGTATTGGACAAGATTCCAGAGCTCAACATCAAGGCGCCGATTCGTCCGGCTGGTTACACCGCGCCGAGCACGAATCAGAACTATCAGGTCGACCCAGGAGAGCTATATTCCTGGGTGATGCAGCAGATCCAGGCCGACAACTATGGCTTGCGAGCTGTTCGTCCGAGCGATCTAAGCACCTCAACGATCGCGATCGAGATCTACTCCGGCGTCGACCGGACCAAAGAGATCGTGTTCGACGCGAGATTTGACCAGTTCGACAACTCCGAGTACCTGCTCAGCCAGGCCGGATGGAAGAACGTCGATCAGGTCACCGGCTCTGCCGATTCTCTCGAGGTGCGCCTGAAGGACCAGAACGCCAACGACTACTCCGGTCTCAACCGCCGGGTCACATATTTCGACGGAACACAGCTCGCGGTCGGGGTCGCAAGTCCCACGATCACAAACATCATGCAGAACTTGGGCACCGTCGATCTTGCCAAGCAACTGGAGACTGTTCTCTTCTCTGGAGAAGTCTCTCGTCAACTGGGGTCCCGCTACGGAAAGGACTTCTATCTCGGGGACATCGTGAAGCTCACGGGTAATTACGGTTTGTCCCAGTTCGTTCGCATCTCGGAGTTTATTCGAAGCGAAGACAATACTGGTGAGAAGGCCTACCCGACCTTCGCGAGCCTTTAGAAAGGGGGTTGAAACGTGGGAGGAGTGCTGGATGGAGTACCGCTCGTTGGTCTCAGCGCACCGACTCTGCTTGGTCTTTGCATTCTTCTGCTTCTGACAGGGAGGATCGTGCCAAGGGCCACCTTACTCGAAAAGAAGCAGGAGGCCGACAAGTGGCAGGCGGCCTACGAGAAAGAACGAGAGGCTCGTGCCGCCGCAGACGCGCAATCGCAGGAGCTTCTCGAGGTGTCCAAGACAACGCACCATATTGTCTTGGCTCTGTTCCAAAACGCCCAAGAAGCAGCTGCTAGAGGAGGGAACGCCAATGTTCTTCCGAAGGCGTAGCAAGGGGCTTGCGGAGTCAGAGAAGGCTTTGCAAGATGCGGACCAGAATCTCGAGAGAGTCAAGGCTCGAGACGAAGAAGTACACGAAGTAGCTGAAGCGCTGAAGACGATGCGGGAGAGGAATCACTTCGCGGAGCAACTTCAGCTCATCTTCGAGAACAGTGGGGTTCCAGCTGGGGGCCAACTGGGAGGAGGACATATAAGATGAGCGTCAATGCCTGGATGGTGTTGATATTGATCTTCGCGATCATCGCTGCCATATGCACCACGGCTTTTCCGATCCTGTACGCGTTCTACCCATGGCGTTCGACCATTCTGGGTAAAATGCTCATGCTACAGGCCCTGGCTTTTGCTCTGGCCATGGATGGCACCGTCATATTCAATCTCTGGATGCCCAACCTCATCGTTGGAGTCATCGTCGAAGTGGTCGTCTTCGGAATGATCGCTGCATCAACAGCCTCGCTCACCGTCCTGATGTGGCGAGCAAACCACGTCAGTCGAAAAGTCAAGAAGGAGCAACATGGCCGAAACACAGGCACCGAGCCCCTGGCTCAGCGGGAAGACGTATGACTTCCTGAAGTTCGTAGCGCAGGTTCTCCTACCGGCGCTTGGCACGCTCTACTTCGCGGTTGCCGGAGTTTGGGGCCTGCCATTCGCGGACCAGGTCGTTGGCACGGTTCTGGCCGTCGACACCTTCCTGGGCGTGATCCTCGGGATCAGCACTGCCCAGTACAGGGCGTCTAATGCGTTGTCCGCAGTCAATGCGGGCGTCGACGGGGTCATGACGATCCATCAGCAAGACGAGAACGCCGGCATGCTTCAGCTGGAGTTCGCGGATCACCCGAACGTCCTGACGAAGAAGGACCGTGTCACGCTCGAGGTGAAGACGCTGAACACCAACTCCGAGGCGGGCGGCGAGCATCAGGATCCCTCGAATCAGTACGCCGAGCCGGGGAATCTGCCACCTGTCTCTCCTGTCTAGAGTCGCGGCGTAAACACGCCGTATAGTGAGACACACTCTAACTAAGGAGAGACTATATGTCTGACCCCAACTACGAGACCATTCGCGCCAGCCTGCTCCAGCACGCAGTCGGCGAGGAAGATGGTACGGAGAAGCTCACCAACATCATCAAGCAGATCGAGCTGATCAACAAGGCTGAAGCCGCCCAGAAGGAGCCGGAAACCCCGGAGCCCAAGGGAGCCAAGGCCTGGTTCGAGAAGCACTCGGATGCCCTGATCAAGGTTGGTGGCACGCTCAGCACCGTCGTCCTCGTCGGCTTCGTCGAGAGCAAGTTCGACGTGATCTTCCGAAGCAAGGCCAGCAAGTACCTCTGATCGAGAACGTCAAAATGGGAGCCCCCTGTAGCACATGTTACAGGGGGTTCTCGTTTGACCTACACGGACTGCATTTTTTCACTTCGAAACCCAAAAATTCCCCGGGAGGAACTCGCAGACAAAACTCGGCATAAGATGAGACCACCCACAAAGGAGAAGACATTGATCGAGACCAACCTATTCTTGTACCAGCTAGTAGGAAGCGCGTTCCTCATGGTGATTCCAATCGCCATGATCCTCGGCATCCTCTGGATCATCGTCAAGATGGGGAAGGGATTCGTCAGATCCATCCTCAAGTAAGCTCAAGACCCAACCCGCAAGGGTTAGGGTTTTCTCGCGGGAGAAACACGGCGTTAGATGAGACCACCCTACTTTAGGAGACGCCACATGCGCAGATTTGCAACCGCGATCGGAGTTCCCCTGGCCTTCCTGGCCGGCATCACCGCCGCCATGAAGGTCGGAGCTTCGCCCGCCGACCTCATCGATGCATACGCCATCATCAAGTAAGACCTCCGTCCTAACCCACAAGGGTTAGGGCTTTGCCAGACAAACTACCGAAGGAACCTCGGATGAACATCAAAAAGATCGTCGCTTCCACGACGAAGCTTCTCAACGACAACTCGCCAGTCATCCTGACTGCGCTCGGTGTCACCGGAACCATCACGACCGCATATTTGGCGGTCAAGGCCACGTTCAAGGCAGCGGAGATGATCCTCGACGAGGAGACCAAGCCTCCGGGTTACATCAAGAAGGAGCACAAGGAGCCCTTCGACACCAAGGCCAAGGCGAAGCTGGTCTGGAAGCTGTACATCCCTGCGGTTGTGACGGGCGCGGCGACCGTCACCTGCATCATCGGTGCGAACTACATCGGCACGAAGAAGGCCGCGGCTCTGGCGGCTGCGTATTCTGTCTCGGAGCGAGCCCTGGACGAGTACAAGGCCAAGGTCATCGAGCGGGTGGGCGAGGTCGAGGAGAAGAAGATCCGTGACGAGATCGAGCAGGAGCGCCAAGAGTCACGTCCGCTAGTCACCTTCCTGGAGAGCAACAACGACGTGCTCTTCCTCGACGCGTTCTCTGGTAGATATTTCAAGTGCAACAAGGAGACTATCCGACGTGCACTCAACGACATCAACTACCAGATCCTCCACAGCGACTCGGCATCGCTGTCCGACTTCTGGGAGAAGATCGGACTCGAGCCAACCAGCGTCTCGGATGAGATCGGATGGAACAGCGAGCACCCGCTCGAGATCGAGTTCTCGTGCCATGAGACCCCCGACGGGAAGGCTTGCATGGCGTATGAATTCACAGTAGTTCCCGTGCACAACTTCTGGCAGGTTTGAAGAGAAGAGATCTGTCGCTGCGAGGCTTGTGAGATCTAGCCTCGCAGAAAAAACATGTCCTTAGATGAGACCACACCATATTCTAAGGAGTTCCAAATGGCCCGCAAGACGCCCTACACCGCCTCGCTGGCGATCATCGACGTCATCCTCATCCTCCTCACCGGAGGAGCCTGGCTGATCGTCATGCTCGTCCGCGAGCTGCTGAAGCGCAGCTGAACGACCATCGACCACAACAACTGAATAGGCCCGCTCAACCCTAACCCACACGGGTTAGGGCTTTATATCTCACTGGAAGGTGACAGCATGTTCAAGGCTCTCTTCGACAAGGAGAAGCGAGAAGCCATTCGAGAGCCGATCGAAGTTGCCTTCGCGGTTCTCACGATCGTCTCCTTCGTGGCCGGCAAGGTGCAGAAGCATCGGGCTCAGGAAGACGAGACCCCAGAGGTGTCGGAGTGCAAGAAGGCCTGCGAGCAGGCTTCCTAGTCCACTTCGTCAGCACAACAAACTCATTCCTTCAGGAAAGGCAGAATCCAGCATGACCATCGCAACACTCGCACGTCGGACCAAGCAGCTGGCGTCCGACCACTCACCGACCATCCTGACTGCCGCAGGTATCGCAGGAACGGTCGTGACGGCTCTTCTGGCCGGTCGTGCTGGCTACAAGGCCGGCTACCGCGTGGCGGAGAACGACCTCGGAGCGTCCATCCCCAAGAAGGCCGATGTCAGCAAGAAGGATCGTGCCAAGCACGTCTCGAAGCTGACCTGGAAGCTCTACATCTCGCCGGCGGTGACCGGAGTCGGCACCATCACGAGCATCGCCATGGCAAACCGGATCGGGGTGAACCGCACGGCCGCGCTGGCCGCTGCGTACACGATCACGGACCGCGCCTTCGTCGAGTACAAGGACAAGGTGAAGGAGACGCTCGGCGAGAAGAAGGAGCAGACCGACATCCAGGACAAGATCATGGAGGACCGGGTCAAGTCGAACGAGACCTCCGGCATGGTCATGATCTCCGGGAACGACGTGCTCTGCTACGACGCGTTCACGGATCGCTTCTTCATGAGCAGCATGGAGGCTCTGAAGAAGGCGCAGAACGACACGAACTACGAGATCATCAACAACCTGTACGTGTCGCTCAGCGATTTCTACTCGAGGATCGGGCTCGCCCCGACGTCCTACTCGGACGAGGTCGGCTGGAACAGCGACAACCTCCTCGAGCTGCACTTCTCGTCGGTCATGACACCAGATGACCGGCCGGCGTTGGCGTTCAACTTTCACGTCGACCCGATCCGTAACTACAACAAGATCAACCGTTGAAGAGATGAGGCTCATCCCTTCGAAGCTTGTCTGGATGAGATTCTCCTAGCGGAGAACGACGGTTGCTGGTGAGTGCCGGGGGGCACCAAAGACGAGGGAGTGCGCATTCGTTTAATAACGCACAACTTACAAGGGAGAAACACAAAATGACGAGTATCAAGAGAGAGGCGATTCGGGACGCCGACGAGTACGCGATGGCCAAGATGTTCTACGGCGAGGGTGCCGGGGTTCGTCGCAGGCTCATCAACCAGACAGTCCAGTTCAAGATCGCCAACATCCCTGGGTACGACGTTGCATTCCAGCAGGAGCTCGCGAAGCAGGACTTCGCCAAGCTCTCGCGCAAGGCCCGTCGGGAGCGTCAGAGGATCGACGCTGTCAACGCGGTCAACAAGAACGGCAAGGCGTTGGTCCGGGGGGACTACCGCGCTTTGTCGCTTCCGATCCTGGTCATCGCTGGTGCGGCGTACGTCGCGCACCAGACCGGTGCCGACAAGAAGGCCTTGGAGTTCTCCAGGAAGGAGTACCGAAAGGGGAAGCTCTGGGTCGCCGACAAGCGGCACCAGTGGAAGCACCGGAAGGACCCGAAGGTCACGGAGCTCGGGCCCTCGGGCCCGTTTCAGCAGAACGCGCAGTAGCAGCACCATGCCTGGGGTCAGATAGAGAGCAGCTAGCCGGGGAAGGCCAGCGACTTGATATTTGGCCCCAGGCACCCGTTCACCCACTACCGAAAGCAGAACAAAATGAGCTTCCGAATTCACACGGCAGCCGCTCGATCCATCCGCATCGAGGTCGCGACAGTGGCCGAAGTGGACGAGACCTACGGCTACGAGCACGTCGAGCAGGACAAGGACAACGAGGTCCTGCTCATCACGGACCAGGTCAGCCAGGAGGCTCTGGCGATCACCGGAAGCCGCGAGGACTGGTTCCGCCTGGCCCACGAAATCCTCGAAGAAGCCCACGTCCACTCAAACTACTGAAAGCAGATCAAAATGGCAAAAGAGACCAGCAGCACCGAGACCGTCACCCAGACGAGCAGCGGGACCGTCAAGCTCGACCTCGAGGAGTACAACGATCTGACGCGACGGGCGAACCGTCCGCAGAACGTGACGTACACCAAGATCGTGAAGACGCAGGAGATGGCCGCTCAAGACCGGGTCATCACCGGCGGCCTCTTCATGGGCGGAGGAGCTTCGCTCCTCGTGCTCGGCGCCATCCAGTGGGTCATCGGCCGCAGACAGCGCCAGAGCTGATCTCGCGGTAAAAACATGGTCTTAGATGAGACCATTCACCCACTCAGAAAGGACCCGGAATGACCACCGAGACCCCCGAGACCCACGTCATCACCGACCTGCCCGCCCCGAAGCGGCAGTTCCGCAACCCGTTCGCCAAGAAGGCCGACGCCCCCGCGGACACCAACGAGCAGACGGCTTCCCCCAAGAAGCAGTCCCTCCACGGCGTCTACGCGATGGGCGCGCTCCTCCTGGTCGGCGGCGCTGTGGCCGCTGTCGCCTCCAAGCTCGGCAAGTCGGGTGAGGACGCCGAGGTCGTCGAGATCTCGTCGGACACCACCGACGTCGCCTGACAACTGAAGATCCCGAGAGGGGCCCACAAACGTGGGCTTCCTCTTTTTCTCTCTAAGGACCCATAACGTAATGACAATCTCCGCACTGCTCATCTCCGTCCTCGCTCTTCTGCTGACCATGAGCGTGATATTCAACGTGAAGCAGTTCCGTCAGATCGACGCACTCAAGACGCACTTCGTCGAGACCACTACGGACTTCCTCGCTGACATCATCAAGAGGACGGCAAAACGGGATTCGGAGTACGCCCAGACGGTCAAGGACCTCGAGAAGGCAGTCGAGCTGCTCCACGAGGAACTCGAGAAGACAAGGACTCATGGAGGAACGAACAACCAGTAGCACTGGCGGCCAGAAGGGCGTCAAGCTTGCTCGATTCGACCTTATACCCGTCGGTTCGCTGACGTTCCTTGCCGAGCATTTCGGTAAGGGTGCAAGGAAGTACGCCGAACATCAGTGGAGAGACGGCTACGAATGGTCCAAGTCATATTCCGCCATGGTCAGACATCAGAATCTGTTCTGGGCGGGATTCGACTACGACGTTTGCTCAAATGATCCGGAGGGGTGTTCATCCGTGGATGCAGATGGGAATCCGTTCGAGCCTCTCTTCCCTGACACCTGCTACAACCACACGGGCAGCCACCATCTCGATGCTGTGATGTGGCATGCGTTCGTTCTCAGAGAGTTCGTCGAGCGGTTTCCGCAGCATGACGACCGTTATATTCCGAGGTCAGATTTCACCGAGGTGATACTGGCCGACGGACATCCGATCTACACCATCGCCAAGCACGTACGACTCAAGAAAGAAGACCTCCTCTGATGCAGAACGTCTACATGACCCCGCTCAAGTACAAGAACTTCGCCGGCCAGGAGCGCACCACCAAGCTCCACTTCCACATCACGCCGCGCGAGTTCGCGGACTGGATGATCGACAACCCGGACGAGGCCGACAGCCTGTCCAACTCGTTCTCCGAGGTCCAGCAGGGCAACACGGAGACGCTCACCGCCGGCGACGCCACCACCCAGCAGAAGCTGGCGATGCTCCGCCTCGTGCGGGTCCTCGCGGAGCTCGGCTACGGCAAGCCGTCCGAGGACGGTGAGATCTTCGACAAGTCGGAGAACAAGAAGTTCAAGTACTCGGCCGCCTACGACGCGTTCCGGCTCTTCCTCTTCGAGAACCCGAAGGAGTTCGTCTCCTTCATCACGACGCTCCTCAACGAGGAGGTCATCAACGAGTTCTCGACCCGCATGCAGATCGGTGCGGCTTCGGCCGAGGAGCAGGCGGAGCAGGAGCAGCCGGCCGGGCAGAAGAACTACGACGGCATGACGCGCGAGGAGCTCGTCGCCGCCATGCAGGCCCGCACCACCCAGCAGTAAACCTCCGAGGGGAGGACGGGAGTACGCAGTAGCCAGGTCATCCTTTCGGTGGGTGGTCTCAGCCTGGCTAATATTCGGATGCGTGCTTTAAACGACCGCCAGTGCCCGGCGCCACAGCGCTGCACGAAAAGGCGCCCTATCCCTCTCGACCGATATTTGCCTATATAACAGGAGAACGGATCATGAAGCTATTCAAGAACACCAGGCAGCAGCTCCAGGACGTCAAGCAGAAGTTCTCGGACGTGACCACCCACGTCAAGGAGCACAAGGAGGCGTACCTCACCGGAGCTGCGTGCTTCGTGGGTGGCGTTCTCCTAGCCAAGAAGTCGGTACGGGTCGAGACGAACGTTACGGTCGTCAACCTCCCGAACCCGATCGACACCAAGCAGATCTTCGAACAGCACTACCCCCTCTCAGCCGCCCGGACTCGGGCCATCAAAGAAAGCCTTACCTCATCATGAAGAACCCCATCAAGCTCATCCTCGCGATCGTCTGCATCGTCCTCGGCCTGGGCCTCATGGCCGGTTGCGACAGCGCTGCTGACACCGCCAACCGGAACCTGTCCAAGGCGGCAGAGAACTTCGAGGTTCCTCGACGGATCGTCGGCGTCAACGGCATCACCGACAGGGTCATGTTCTCCGCCGAGGGCTTCTGCTCCTACGAGACCGGCGGAGAGACCTACGACATCATCTGCAAGCAGCCCGACGGCAGCATCGAGCGCACGACCATGGCGAAGTCGGACAACGTGACCATCATCGTCACGCAGATGGGTGGGGTGCATGCGGACATGTTCCGCTCGCGGGTGATCTTCCGACCCGAGACGATCATCCCGAACTTCGATCTCTCGACCAGCGCGGATCAGTAACTTCGCAACAAAAACACGCTCTAAGATGAGGGCCCGCCGAAACGCGGGCTTTCATTTTCTCACCCACTAGGTTCAAGGACAAAACAAGACAATGGAACAGCTTCCAGGTAACAGTCACCGTAGCCAGACGCAGGCCTCGCAGCCTGCCGAAGAGCCAAAGAAGATCGAAAAGATCGTGAAGGGCGAAGTCACGACGCGAAAGAAGCCCTTCCTCCGACGTCTGGGCGACAACCTCATGGTCAATCGTGCTGACGTCGTCGGCGCGGCTGTCTTCTGGGAGGTTCTTCTTCCGGCGGCCAAGAACACCTTCGTGGACGCCGTCAACACCTACGCGAACCGACTTGTGGGCACCGATATTTCGGGGCGCAGCCACGGATCGCTCGTCGGTCAGGTGCTCAACCAGAGCGTCGGTATGTACAACAACCAGCAGTTCAACTACAACCGTGTCGGTCAGCCCTTGCCCGGTCAGGGCATTCCCGCTGGGCCTCAGATCTCTCGTCAGGGACGAGCGCGGCACGACTTCAAGGAGATCCTGATCCCCACCAGGGTCGAGGCCGAAGAGGTCATCGCCGGTCTGCTCTGGCACATCGAGACCTACAACGCCGTGACGGTATCCGACTTCTACCAGATGTGCGGCATCACGCCGGACTACGTAGACGACAACTACGGTTGGACGGATATTCGTGGGGCTGGTGTTCTCTACCGCGGTGGTCGATACGTCATCGACCTCCCTCGACCCGTTCCGCTCGACTGACAACCCTCTCTCCGGAAAGACACGAACATGTCTCAGTTCAACGACGGCATCCACATCGCCAAGATCATCGATCGCCAGCCGTGCGACAAGCACCTGGCTCCGCACGGGATTCCCTGCTTCCACATGCCCCGCGGAAACGGGAACGGCTACTACGCGGCGATCTGCAACCAGCGGGCCGTCGCAGCTGGCAAGAACGGGAAGATCAGCGAGTCCTCGTACCAGACCAAGCAGAAGCAGCGCAAGCCGTTCGTCAAGCGGGGTTGACATGACCCCGGAACTCATGCGTATAGAGATCGCGAAGGTCTACCACAACAGCCCGAGGATCAAGAACAAACTTCAGGCGATGCCTGACAACCAAGTCATCGCTTTTTACCGACGCCTACAAAACGAAGGAAAAATCAAATGAGCAAGCTCTCCCTGGCCGCGGGTCGCGCGAGCCTACTTCTTCGCAAGAACTCCCCGCACATCCTCTTCGCCGCCGGCATCGTGAGCGCAGGAGCCACGGTCGTCCTCGCCTGCAAGGCGACGCTGAAGGCCCAGCACGTGCACACCGCCCACAAGAACGAGATCGAGCGTGCTGACACGCTCCTGAAGAACCCGAACAACGCCTACGGCGCGCAGGCTCACAAGGAGCACGTCGTCAACACGTGGGTCGGCACCAGCAAGCAGTACGTCAAGCTGTACGGGCCGGCGTTCATCCTCGGCGTGACCTCGATCGCGTGCCTCACCAAGTCGCACCAGATCCTCTCGAGCCGCAACACGGCTCTGACCGCCGCCTACATGGGCGTCGACTCGGCGTTCAAGAAGTACCGCAGCCGGGTCGTCGAGGAGCTGGGCGAGGCCAAGGACACCGAGTTCGCCCACGGCAAGGCGGAGGAGGGCGTCCACACCGGCTACGACGAGAAGGGCAACGGCAAGGTCACGAAGACCAAGAAGGCCCCGAAGGACGCCAAGACGGCCTACGGTCGGTGGTTCGACGAGGCCAACCGGTACTGGGACAAGGACCACGGCTACAACCACACCTTCCTCGACAACCAGCAGAAGTGGGCCAACATCGAGCTGAAGCGCCGGGGTCACCTCTTCCTGAACGAGGTCTACGACCTGATCGGGATGGAGCGGACCGAAGAGGGTCAGCTGGTCGGCTGGATCTACGACACCGACAAGGCCTACGGTCGAGAGGCCGGCAAGTACGACGGGTACGTTGACTTCGGTTTCAACCGCTACCCGGACTTCGTGGCCGGCTTCGAGCGTTCGGTCTTCCTCGACTTCAACGTCGACGGCCCGATCACGGCGCTCATCTGATGAGGATCTCAACGCTGGCGGCCTCGCTGATCTCGGCGGGGCTCGCCACCCTCATCACGGCCAAGGTCGTGGAGAGGGTGCTCGAGAAGGAGTTCGAAGAGCGTCTCGATCGTGAGCTCGCTGCGTCCGTCGAGTTCCTCGAAGAGACAGGCAAGGCGGAGCCCACCGAGGCGTACCAGGAGAAGCACAAGCAGGTCTTCGGTACGAAGTTCGACCTCGAGAAGCCTCCGCTGGACGAGGTCGGCAAGAACGAGAAGATCCGCTACGACCAGATCGTGAAGTCTTACACCTCTTCGAAGGAAGCAGTCACCGACGAAGAGGGCAAGACCATGATCGACGGCGTGGAGGTGTGCGACACGCTGCCGGATATTCACGCGATCTCCACTGACGAGTACATGGAGAACGAGTCCGGCTTCCTGCAGTCCACGCTCACGTACTGCGCCGACGGCGGAGTGCTGGACGAGGAAAGTGATCTGGTCGTCGACCACGTTGACATGATCGGAAACGCGATTCCGCCGTTCGGTCAGCTTTCGGGGGAGCCGCACGTGGTCTACCTGCGGAACACGAAGATCCGTCGTGAGTTCGAGGTCATCCGGGACGAAGCCAACGCGGCGGATATTCTCGCCGATCCAAGCGAAGTCCCATGATCGACGAGCCGCTCGACGAGCTATATCTCCAGTGGCTATATCGTCTAGTGGCTCCGCTCCGTCTGAAGAACCCCGCTCGGACCTACTGGTCCCTTCTAAGGCAGCTCCACGCCAAGGAGTTTGTCTGGTTCGTTCCCAACGATGACAACCGCGTTATGGACGGAAAGGATCTTCGCTACGAGTTCCTGGATGCAATCAGGAGAGAACACCCGCCGGCGTTCCTGAATGCTGGCTGCTCCATGCTCGAAATGCTGATCGCTCTGTCGCGGAGGCTCTCCTTCTACGGAGGGGGAGCCTCCCAGGAGTGGTTCTGGCACATGCTCGACAACATCGGACTGCGCGGATGCAATGACGCCCAGCCCGGACCACCGGAAGTGATCGATCATATTCTGACCCGTGTGATCGATAGGACCTACGACCAAAATGGGAACGGCGGGTTGTTCCCTTTGAAAGCGGCCAACGTTGACCAGCGCAGTGTTGAGATCTGGTACCAGATGAACAGCTACCTTATCGAAAGGGGGTGAAAGTGGACTTTTACAGGCTCGTCACCAAAGAGATCAAAGGAGATGCATACCTCTACCCGAACTTCCGAGTCGGGGTAAGCAGCGACCTTCTTATTCGCGGTGGGCATTTCCATGCCATCTGGGATGAGGAGGCAGGGCTTTGGAGCACGGAGCCGCACGATGTCGTCAGGCTCGTGGATGCTGATGTTCGTGCAAACGCAAAAACCGCGGGAGGAATCCCGCTCACCCTCGAGTCCTACGACAGCGGCGTGTGGACCAAGTTCCTGAAGTACTGCAAGGAAGTTGGTTCCTCGCCGTTCGAGTTGGACACCAAGCTGACGTTCAAGGACGACGTGGTCAAGAAGACGGACTACGTAAGCAAGAGACTGCCATATTCTCTTGTCGCCGGGGACTTCCCAGCATGGGACGAGCTTGTAAGTACCCTATATTCCCACGAGGAACGCCAGAAGATCGAGTGGGCTATCGGGTCTGTGATCGCAGGAGACAGCAAGAAGATCCAGAAGTTCTTCGTCTTCTACGGCTCTGCTGGTACCGGCAAGGGAACCATCCTCACCGTAATCAGCAAGCTCTTCCAGGGGTACACCGCAACCTTCGATGCGAAGTCGCTCGGCAGCAGCACGGGCTCATTCGCAACGGAGGCCTTCAAGGACAACCCCCTTGTGGCGATCCAGTGGGACGGCGACCTGTCGAAGATCGAGGACAACACTAAGTTGAACACGATCATCTCGCACGAGTCGCTCATCATCAACGAGAAGAACAAGAACACCTATCCTCTCGAGATCCACTCGATGCTGTTCCTCGGCACCAACAGCCCCGTTCGGATCACCGACGCTAAGTCGGGAATCCTGCGGCGTCTGATCGATATTCACCCCACCGGGAACCTGGTTCATCCGGATCGCTATCAGATGCTCATGGACAAGGTCGACTTCGAGTTGGGTGCGATCGCTTCGCACTGTCTCGATGTCTACAAGAAGCTCGGTAAGAACCACTACAGCGCTTACCGGCCGATCGAGATGATGGTTCAGACGGACTACTTCTACAACTTTGTCATGGCTTCGTACGACATATTTCTCGAGCAGGGAGGTGTGACGGCGGAGCAGGCATGGGCCATGTTCAAGGAGTTCTGCGACAGCGAAAAGATCGACTCGAAGATGCCGAAGTTCAAGTTCCGGGAGGAGCTGAAGAACTACTTCAAGTCGTACCATCAGCGAATCAAGGTGAATGGAGAGTGGGCTTGGAACTGGTACTCCGAGTTCGACACGAGCAAGTTCGTCCTGAACGAGCAGAGTCACGAGCCGGTTCCGTTGCTTGAGCTGAACGCAATGGAGTCGATCCTCGACAAGATGCTGGCTGACTGCCCTGCGCAGACTTCCTCGGCAAGCGGCACTCCGAGGAAGAAGTGGGAGAACGTGCGTACCACGCTCTCCGATCTCAACACCCGCGACGAGCACTTCGTCAAGGTGCCTGAGAACCACATCGTCATCGACTTCGATCTCAGGGATGAGAGCGGAAACAAGTCCCCTGAGAGGAACCTTGCGGAGGCGGCCGGTTGGCCGGAGACCTACGCGGAGTTCAGCAAGTCGGGTGGCGGCGTGCACCTTCACTATATTTACGACGGCGACGTCTCACAGCTGAAGCCTGTGTTCAAGGACGGAGTCGAAGTCAAGGTCTACACGGGGAATAGCTCCCTGCGTCGACGGCTGAGCAAGTGCAACAACCTCCCGGTTGCAACTATCAACAGCGGTCTTCCGCTAAAGGAGAAAACAAAGTCCGTGCAATCTGAGAAGACGATTGGGAGTGAGCGGGGTCTTCGGAACCTGATCGCTCGCAACCTTCGCAAGGAGATCAACCCAGGGACGAAGGTCTCGATTGACTTCATCCACAAGATCCTTGACGACGTCTATAAGTCTGGCATGCCTTACGACGTGTCCGACATGGAGCAGGACATCATCCGGTTCGCTCTCGGTAGCAGCAATCAGCGTGACCGCTGTCTCGAGATCGTGTCGACCATGAAGTTCAAGTCCGCAGACCCAGCCGTGGCGACCGAGCAGGACGCGACGGACCAGCGGATTGTCTTCTACGACATCGAGGTTTACCCGAACCTCTTCGTCGTCTGCTGGATGCTTGACGAGGACGACGCGCCAGTCGTTCGCATGATCAACCCATCCACGCAGGACATCGAACCGCTCCTCAAGTTCAAGCTTGTCGGCTTCAACAACCGGAAGTACGACAACCATATTTTGTACGCCCGCTACCTGGGCTACGACATCGAGAGCCTGTACAAGCTCTCGCAGAAGATCATCGCCAACACCCCAGGGGCGATGTTCGGGGAGGCCTACAACCTCTCCTATGCCGATATTTACGACTTCAGCAGCAAAAAGCAGTCTCTCAAGAAGTTCCAGATCGAACTGGGGCTTCGTCACAAGGAGATGGCTCTCCCCTGGGACGAGCCGGTTCCCGAGGAGCTGTGGGCTGAGGTCGCAGACTACTGTGCGAACGACGTTATGACGACTCGTGCGACGTTCCACGCTCGCAAGCAGGACTTCGTCGCAAGGCAGGTCCTGGCCGATCTGAGTGGTCTGACGGTAAACCACACAACGCAGAATCACACTGCGAAGATCCTGTTCGGGGATGACAGAAACCCTCAGTCTCAGTTCGTCTACACAGAGCTGGCTAAGGAGTTCCCGGGCTACAAGTACGAGTTCGGAAAGAGTTACTACCGCGATGAGATCACCGGAGAGGGCGGATACGTCTATGCAGAGCCCGGAATCTACAAAGACGTTGCTCTTCTGGATGTCGCAAGCATGCATCCAACCTCAATCGAGTGCCTCAACCTGTTTGGGAAGGAGTACACCAAGAACTTCTCCGACCTTAAGAGCGCGAGACTGGCGATCAAGCATAAGGACTTTGCCTCTGCGCGAAAGATGCTGGGAGGCCGGCTTGCACCATATCTCCGAGATGAGCAGGATGCTGAGGCTCTTTCCTATGCACTGAAGATCGTGATCAACATCGTCTACGGTCTCACCAGTGCAAAGTTCGACAACAAGTTCCGGGACAAGCGCAACAGGGACAACATCGTGGCTAAGCGCGGAGCGCTCTTCATGATCGACCTCAAGCACTTCGTCCAGGAGCGTGGGTTCACCGTGGCCCACATCAAGACGGACTCGATCAAGATCCCCAACGCAACAGAGGAGATCATTCGCGACGTCATGCTGTTCGGCGAGAAGTACGGATACACCTTCGAGCACGAGGCGACTCTCTCTGACTTCTGCCTCGTCAACGACGCCGTCTATATTGCCAAGTACGGCTGGGCCGAGAAGGCCAGCAAGATCGGCAAGTGGGAAGCAGTGGGTGCGCAGTTCCAGCACCCCTACGTGTACAAGACGCTCTTCTCCCACGAAGGCATCGTGTTCGACGACCTCTGTGAGACCAAGCAGGTCGCCAAGGGTGGTATGTACCTCGACTTCGACAGCTACGACAAGCCGATGGCTCTGACCGATGGAGACATGCGCTTCGTCGGTCGCACGGGACGGTTCTGCCCTGTTATTCCTGGGGCTGGTGGGGCTTTGCTCTACCGGTTCCACGAGGGGAAGTTCTACGCCGTCACCGGCACGAAGGGATATTTCTGGAAGGAGGCCTCAACCGTTACGGATGAGTCTGAAGTGGATCTCAGCTACTTCCAGAAGCTGACCGACACCGCCATCAAAACAATCGAGAAGTTCGGATCGTTCGAGGAGTTCGTCTCATGAAGCAGGTTCCGCTCGTCATCTACAAGGATGGCGAACGCAAGGAGATCGGAGAAGCCTTCGTCAGCGACGACGGCGCGATCGAAGGACAGATCACCGAAGAAGTCGACCTCGCGGGGGTCCTGAAGGCCGGCATGGTCTTCGGGGCCTCCCTGGGGGAGCTCAAAATCCCAAAGGAGAACTAAATGGCAGAAGACGAGATCGACCTCAAGAAGTTCCGGCAGCAGCGGGAGCTGACGCGCAACACCAAGCGTCTCGAGGAGATCAAGACGGAGCAGCGAATCCTGGAGGCTCGCAACGTGGAGCTCAAGGAGAAGCTGGGCATCAAGGAGACTCCTCGACAGAGCCGAAACCGTCGTGGGCGGGACTGGAAGAAGCAGCAGGCCCAGCGTGCCGCTCAAGCTTGATTTCAGCAAGGCGACTGCCGTACATCGCCTGTATGGTCATGCCATATTTGTCGTCGAGGCGACAAAGGCTGGCAGGGACGAGCGATTCGTCAAGAACATCTGCACCAACCTCAAGTGCACCGGTACGGCACCAGACTGGCGCAACAATGTGGAGGGCGTTCCAACGCCCTCATGGTTCTGAAGGAAGATCATGCTGCAGGATCTGCTAAACGACATTGCCTCCGCCCTCCAGTTCATGAGGGCGGAGGCACGGCTGACCCAGAAGCAGGCAGCCAAGAGGGGGAACACTACTTCGGCGCGGATCTCCGATCTGGAGAACGCAAAGTGCGACGTGTTCGTCTCGACCCTCCAGAAGATAGCCAACGGCTATGGCTATGACATGGAGATCCATTTCGTTCCCAGAGAGGAAGAAGATGCCGGAGAGCAAGAAGCGTGACAAGAAGGGCCGTCTCACCAAGCACGCCAAGACCAGCCAGGCGCAGCGTCGAGCCAAGAAGATCCGAGAGCTCCGGCACATGATCTCGGTGCTCGACGAGTGGCCCTCGGAGGACATCGACTACACGCAGTTCAAGAAGGAGGCCTGATGGCCTGGACGAGACACGGACACCAGATCCCAGGAACGAACCTCGACCCGGCTCAGCCTCGAGTCGCCCGCTGCGGGGGTCCATCTCTCTGCAAAGAGTGCTGGGCCGATGTTCAAGCCTGGGGCGTGTTCAACCCCAAGGACAAGGAGTCCGAGGAGAAGTCTCCGAGCTTCGAGGAAGAGCTCCGAGCCTTGATCAACAAGCACTCGCTCGAGAACATGTCGGGAACGCCCGACTTCATCCTGGCGGGGTTCCTCCAGAACGTCCTGACGGACTGGAACCACGCAACCCGGGCACGAGACCGATGGAAAGGTAACTGATGCTAGGAGAGATGGAAATGATCACCACCAAGGAAGAGCTGGTCCGGGCCTGGTCGATCGAGCGGGCTCTCGAGATGGGCGGTGCGACTACGGTCGAGAGCATCGTCTACCGGGCCAGCGTGATCGAGAAGTTCGTCAAGGAGGGCAAGACTGATGGCTGACAACCTCAAGGGCATTCCGTTCAGCAGCGACGACGAGGGACGCGATATTCCTCGAGTCGCGAAGGAGATCGTGTACGACCAGGCGGTGAGTCTCGGCGTCAAGGAGGAGCTCCCTGACTTCTCGATCGACGACGTCTACGTCGTGTGGTTCGCCTACACCCTCGGCAGCTGGAAGGCGCTGTGCTCCACGTCGGTGGCCGACGGTCGCTACTACGAGGTGACCTACAGCCGCGAGAAGGAGAAGGGCTTCGTGGACACCTACCGCAAGACCCACAACGTCGAGTTTCATTTCAACGACTGATGGAGCTCTTGATCCACGATATTTTCGTGGCTTTGATCGGGGCTTTGGGTCTGTACACCGGCCAGAAGCTCGAGTGGTATATGACCACGTGGAAGTGTCCGCACTGCAAGCCCCCGCACCGGTTCACGGCAACGTCCAAGGACCCAAGCCAACGGAAGTACGCAGAGGAGATTCATATTCGTGACTTCCACCCGGAGGTCGCGGAAAAAACAC